TACTTGGCGGCCCAAAATATAAAGAATGGTGTATGGATCCCCTACGTCATGCCGATTACGTGCAATTCTCGAATAGATGGTTATGGAAAGAGGCTGAATAATGAAGCACATCAACAATATTTACAACATCACCGTTTACGACCCAACCAATTTGATGCTACAACACGGCATCGAATTTTTGGATAACGAGACCGATGAGTTGATAGAAGTACGTAATTGGTCTTATATCAGTGAGTGGCTCGATCTAAGCGAGTCGTTCACGCCTAAAAATGAACACTGCGTAATTTATAATGTAGGCGAGATATTTGACGGTCGCGCGGTATACGGTCGGGACTATGCCATTGTGAGGTTATCATGAGCGAATTAGAACGCTTAGAGTTAAAGATTACGCCTGAGATAAAGGATACGTTAGGCTGGTTAAAAAAAGAGCTTGACTGTCGCTCGAATAGCGAAGTGGTTAGGCTGGCCATTGTCAAACTGGCGTTGGATAGCGGTATCAAATTAGAAGACGACACGCCGGCTTGGGGTAGTGGGTTGAATAGAGAGGATAAGTCATCATGATAATTAACATCAAAACTGTAGCTCAAGAAGCCATCCAACAGTGTGATGACTTTCCAGGGTTGCCGATGTTGATGGCTATCAATGATACCCGTCACCGGCTAACCGTTGCTAACAAATATACTCAGGAAGATGTGTTAATTCAGGTAGCACTAATGCGTGGCTCACGTCGGGGCAATTCAAACCGTATTTTTAGAATAGGGGAGTGGTAAAATGAAGATCAAGTTAAACGAAGAACAAGAGAATAAGTTTTTGATAGGTGTCGTTGAGGCGCGGGCCGCGTTGGTGGCAATATTGAATATCACGGCTGATGAAGAATATCGCGCGGACCTGCGGCTGGTGATTGCCAGCATTACCGACTTGCAAGACAAATATTCACCGCTGCCATTCTGATGCACAACAAAAAGGAGAGTAACTAGCATGATCAAGTTAAACGAAGAACAAGAAAACAAGTTTTTGCTGCGTGTCGTTGAGGCGCGGCTGGCGTTGGTGGCGATATTGAATATCACGGATGACGAAGAATATCGCGCGGACCTGCGGCAGGTGCTCGCCAGCATCCGCGACCTGCAAGACAAATATTTACCGTTGTCATTCTGATGCACATCTTATTCTGTTGTGGCCTGTGGTTGGTGGCCTCGTTTGCCGGGTCGCTATTGATAGCAAAGTTTATCAAGGTTGGCAAGGGATAAACGCAAAACGCGCGACTAGCTGGGTAGTAGTCGCGCGTTTTATAGGATAAGGCGGGTAATGAATCCGCATTATCAGTCTAGCAGATAATAACCTGATATGCAAACGCAAAAAGCGGCGACTACGTTTAAATAGTCGCCGCTTCCGATGTGTAGCCTAGTCAAAACAACTAGAATTATAGTATAGCGTTTATTCGTTATCTTGCAAGTCAACCACGATAACCTTGCCGATGGCTTGCTCCAATGTTGAATTCCAATTCCGAATTAATAGCGCGTAGCCCTCAAGTAGCGCGGCGTGTGCTTCGGCTTCGGCTTGTGTTGCGAATCCCTGTTCGGGCAAGGGTAACGTGATAAAATACTTGGTGTCGGGTTCCGGTTCGGGTTCCTCTGGCACATAGTCCGTTAGGGTGACATAGTCGCCATGAATCCAACCCAATAAGTTAAATAGTCCATCTTCAACCGTTACACTTGTATCGGTATCGAATCGGGCCGGTAACCACGGGCCGTTTTGCTCTTCTCTCAATACGTAACCGTAACGCTGGTTAATTGCCAATATCGGCGGGTTGGTCGGGTCAGTGTTGGGTAACGCGCGGACATTCACCTTATAATTACCGGCGGGCGTGAATAGGGCTGGTTGCCAGCGTGGGTCAGATAATTCTATCATTGGCTCCTCGTTTTCCGGTTCGTTATTCTCTCGTAGCAATTCAGACCATATCACCATATAGTTGTGTAGTTCGGTATCGGCTCCAAAATTAAATGCGTCGATGGTATCCCAATTATCACCAAATGACCACATGAACGGCAAAAACCCTTCGACCCATTCATTATAGTTTTTCTCGGCCCATATCCATTGCTCCCAAATGGCCTGCGAGATAGTCCATTCTGGCCAATAGTATGCCCAAAGGTATTCATGAGAATAAGCGCCGCGCATAGTCCAATAGGGTAAGGGTACGCCATGCTGGTTCTCAAGAATATCATACATATTCGTACCGTCGTTGGCCTTCACATCTGGGAACCGATCAAACCCAAATTCTGTGAATACAAATTTTACAGGGTCTAGCCCTAATCCAAATATGGCGCGGTGCTGTAACCAAGTCCAGCGGAATTGATGATAATAGTAAGGGATAAATTCCACGCGATAGTCGGGTAATATCCGCGCTTCGTCTTCGTTATCGAGGTATAACCATGTGTCAGGGTGTACCCGTTCCTTATAGCGCAGGTCATCAGCTAACCACCGCGCTTGTCCAAGTGGCAATAAAAGCGCGGCATACTCATGATAGCCTAGTTTTAACACATCGCTACGGGTCGATAAAACACGCAATAGATAATCATACGCGCCAGCTTGTAGATGGTTCCTATCAATGCTACCGGCTGCAAAATTCCCAATTACGCCTTTATACCCATTATCGGCTAGATGGATCGACACATCAGCCAACCAATTATTCCGGGCGCGACACTCGGCCTCACTCCCAACGTTTGGCTCGTTGAGGACATATTTCCATATATGCCGTCTACCATCCATCAAACCATTGGCATAATTAATCGGGTCTTCGTTACGCCATTGGTTTCCCTCTTTTGTGGAATAGGCGCGGTCAATAACGTTAGTTTGGCCTTGCGTCTGGCTATAGATGGCTTCTGCTATGTCTACATTTGACATAACGAGCATCCAGGCCGGCCGGGTTTTGTCAATGTAATCTAAAAAATATTGGACATTGCCCAGCCGTTGGCCATTGGCATTAAACCCCCAGCGGAAGGTATTCATTAGCCTACCGTTTCGGTGGGTTCATCTTCTCCGCGTGACGGTCTCAAATTATTGAGCATACGCGCGAATCCAATTAGTATATCGTCTATTGTGGTCTTCGTCTTCGATGCTAACCGTTGCGCAATATCAAGCAAGCGGTTGACTTCTTGTTTTGTCACGTGGCGCTCGACTTTTAGACCTGCAATCATCACAATGAGAATGATAATCATTTGTGTGACCTGGTTAAATGTTTGTGAATCCATGTTATGCCTCTTTCGTTAGGTACTAATGAGTTGTAGAAATATCATTGCATAAATTTCGGTGCTGCCGTCGCTTGTGGCATTGCCTAGTCCAGTTGTCGCTTGCGCGCCGGCGGTATAATGGCGTAGTTCGTATGCGTCGGTTCCGTTGGCTGTAAAGTAGGTTTCCATCAACGCGCGGGTTTGAACATTATTTCCTGATGCGTTATAAGTACTTGCACCATAGTCTACATAGGCGGTCCCTGTGACGTTGTATATTGCTAATCGGTGGCCGTTAACTTTAAAGGCAGGGGCCGAAGCTCGCAGGTAGTAATTGCCGGCTATCGGTGTAAATTGGTTAGTTGATATTGTAACCAACGATTTTAGATCGCTTGCCTCTGTATTTAAGTCTCTGACGTTCCAGGTTGTGGCCGAAGATGACCCGCCATCAGTGCCGCTGGTTTTTTCATCCCGGATAATTGCAAAATGAGCAACCCCCGGAGCCCACAATAAACCGGTCGTTTCACCGCTGGCAACGGTTAATACTTGCCCGTTGGTTGTCCCAACCGGTAGCCGGGCGGCGGCGGTTGAATAGGTGCTTATGTCGCCTTTGGTTGTGGTCGGGTTGGCCGCTGCTATATTGGTGGCGTTGGTTGTAATTGCACTATCGAGTTCTGATAAGGGGCTGTTCAAAGTCGTATTATTGAGTGTTGCACCGCTAGAGTGTGCGGTATGATGATTGGTCGTCATTTATGTAACCCTTCCGGTTATTATCGTGCCGCGAATTAAAAATTGTAACACAATTTGCCCACCTTGCCCTAATGGATTGGTAACGGTGACGGTATGCTGTCCTCTTCCATCATTACCATTATCTACAACAATATCGGTTATATCTATCTCATACGCAACCATTTGCGTAGATGATGAGGCAGGGTAGCTACTTAATACGGTTGTGCCATCAACAACAAAGGTCATTGTGTCGGGGTACGTTCCCGCTATCACGCTCTCTTGTGTTGGACCGACCACAATTGGAAACGGGCCGTTATAGGTAAAATAGCGGGCTTCGTATGAGTCAATTATCATTGTCACATTCTCAACGCTTAACACGTCGTCGGATATTTGAAAATGGAATACCGGGTTATTACCTGCTGCTGACTCAATCCATTCAGGATAGGGGCCCAATGACCATATATTGTATGTCGGTTTATACGAGACGCTATTAACCTCAATTGCATCTAACCCGCCTACAATAATTTTGCCGGCGTTGTTGGTTTCGCGGTCAATATTTGACGCTTTGATTCGCACCTCACTACCGGTCATTCCAACCGCTTCGTTAATTGAGGTAATATAAAAATTGCCGTCAATGTTTTTGAGGGTATACGGTACGCCTTCAATATTAACCGTCTCTACATATTGGACTTCAATTAGATCGCCGATATACAATGGTGTTTGTAAATTCCTAAGCGAGATATGCAACGTTTGCAACGGGTCCTTATGCCTTAATAACCACTCGGCCGCTGCATCATATAATATATTCGCACTATTCCGCAATGATATTGTAGATGTTCCGATAGGTGCGATTTGCTTAAAATTTAACCGGCGCTCAATTTGTCCGTAGGTAGTAATTGACGCGCTATCACTCAAATAGTATAACGTTCTGGAATCGGGGCCAAGCATGGTTTGAATTGTGTAGGGGCTGGTTCGAGTTGCTTTTTCGAGTGTAACCGCTGCGTCTCCGTCGCCTGCGCCCACTGGCAATATCCAGTTAACCAGGTCGCGCGAATCGTCTACAACTTCAATGTTATCCGCAATCACCACGTCCGTATTGAATCGGATCTCCGGCTTATCGCCTTTGGCAAAGGCCACACGAACCGCGCTTTGTACGTCGTTGGTTCCAATGATTAATTCCTTTTTGACAGTATCCGATTCTCGCATCCGATTGCCGCCAAAGTCATTTATAAATTGGATCGCTTGTAGCACCGATTGACCATCAAAGCGGGTATCTATTTGACCGCCTAGATTGGTTATCCCATTGTCGTTTAAGGTCCAACCGGCCAATGTGAGGAGCGACGTTACCACTATTTTTTGAGATGTGCCGGTATATTCACGCGCTAATAAGGTGCTGATATTACTCAATAGATCAAGCGTTTGCGGCCCGTTGACGCTTAACGATAAGCCCCCGACTTGATGCGAATAACTAACGTCATCAGCAATAAACGATTGGACTTTGCGCTTGCTACTGCCGGGTGTCTGTACCCAAATCTCAACGACAACCTTCGAGCTTAACAGATCCATCGCGCGAATTGTAAAGTCAGGGTGTAGCGGGATTGTTTCAATACCGCCGGTTCCCACTCCGTTTAATTCCTGAGTCGCGCTTGCAGACACTAAACGGATGGGACCTACGCCTATTTTGCTTGTATAACTTGCGTCCCAAATTTCGGCCCATAAATGATAGGTGTCAAACGACATTATATATACGCCTCATCAAAGTGAATAGTTAAATTCGCATCAGCGCTAAACGTGCCGCTAATGGTCAAGGTTTGCGCGCCGGGTGCAATCTCTAACCATGCGCCATGTGTCACGGTTAAATTAGAGAACGTAGGGCTGACGCTCATTTTGCGGCAATCAATAATAACCACGTCACCGGCGGTCAACGTGTCGCTATACAGGATCGAGTATACCGTTTCTCCGCCTTCATTATTCCATGTGATAGTCGGATTGGTAACGGTCACACCGGCCGGTATATCCCAGCGGATATAGGGCGACACTGGCGCTATACCGTAATTCGTAACCGTTACCGTGTCGGTGTCTGCTACTGGTGATTGGTCTAACTTGATAGGTGGCATGACCAAGCCGCCATCCATGACATGTCCGTCATTCATAAATAGTTGGCTTTCGGCATAATACCATTTGCTATCAGGGCATTGGAAGTTAAGCTGTATGACTTGCCGTAGGTGTGGTGTTTGTTGGACGTTCTGCGCACTCCGAACATTGGATACATGCGCCCAGGTCCATACCACGCGGCCGTTCCGGTGCTGCATAAATAATTTACGCATGCCTTGATAGGCCAACGCGCGAATCATATCTATTTGTGTTCCTACGTCAAAGGAATCGTTACCCTCGATGATATACGAGACGGACAAATTACCCATTTCCGCAGGGGCGCGCCCGGTTCCGTACGGGTTTATTGCACCATCCTTACCGATAACACGAACTGATTGCTGTAGGGTATCGGCAAAGTTGTAATCAATGCTAACCTGTTTGTTTTGTTGGAATAGGTAGGCTGTGGTTCCCAGTCCAAAGCGGATTAACATATCCATTAACGAACACCCCCTCGTATAAGTTCACGCTGTATATCCTGCCCAATTTGTCGACCGTTGGTGGCGTTGGTCTGTACGGTAACGTTAACCGCCCCTTGGTTTGAGGATTGGTTAAGCAAGGTTACGCCGGCCGCCCCGCCAGCATTAGCAAGCGCTAGGGCTGATTGGAAAGCGCCGCCCGCGCCGATATGTGAGGCTTTGAATTGATTGGCATAACTTTTATTGTGCGAATCTTGAACGGTTCGCATCTCATTAGATATTGCACCGCCGGCCGCATTTAATACATCTTGAGGAGTCCACGACCCGTTTTGTAGTCCCTGGATAATTGTTTGTACATTCCGTAACGCGGGCGCGACTACGTTATCAATTAAATCAGCAAAACCAAACCAATTATTTTTATAAGCCGCAACCATTCCACCGCCTAACACAATAGCCAAGCCTAGCGGACTCAATGCGGTTGCAATCAACGCGCCTATTCCTGATTTGACAACGCTAACCGCCATTCCAAGTCCAGTTAAAGCCCCCGTTCCGCCAACAAAGGCCGCGGCAAGGGTGAGAACAGTATTGGTTAATTCCGGGTTTTTACTTGCAAATATCCCCACCTGGTTAATTACTTCTGTAAAATCTTTGACAATAGGCTTTAAAACATCTTCCATAAATGGCGTAAATGCCAAAATATTCATATTTTGGATTGACCCCCCAAGCGCATCCATCGCAAACGCAAAGGTGTCGAGTTTGCTGTCGGCTATTTCGACGGCGGACCGTTGGGAGTCCATTGCGTTCCGCATTTGTTCAATGCCGCCTTGAGCGCGAAGGGCCGATATTGCCGTAATACCATAAGATCCGGCCAGGTCTTTCATAATGGCGTTTTGCTCTTCTGGCGTTTTGGTGTCTAATGCAACAAACATTTCCTTCAATACCGTGTTAAAATCGCGGTAGCCTCCCTCCGCGGTGTACATTGAGGTCCCCAAAGTGGACCACGCTTTTTCGGATCTTTCGGTTCTGTCTGTCATAGCTAAAAGCATCGACTTGAGCGCCGTTCCTGCTTCGGTTCCTTTTATATTGTTTTCTGCAAATATGGCCATTGTTGCCGCGGTATCTTTTAACCCAATATTATAATTGGCTGCGATGTTCCCGCCGCCGGCCATTGCATCCAACATCATGCTAACCGTTGCGCTTGATGAGCTTGATGCCCTAGATAAAGTATCGACTACATCAGCGGTATCGCCAAGTTCCAACCTCATAGCGGCCATTACATCGGTTACACCATCAGCGGACCGCTTGAGGTCAATGCCCCCAACCGTCGCCAATAGCATCACCTGGTCAATACGTTCCATTGCCTGAGTCAGGTTATCACCACTGGCCATTAATTCGAGCATACCATTTGCAGCATCTTGAGCGCTAAAAAATGTATCCTGCCCTAGTTGCAGCGCTTTATTCCGTACCGCGTCCATGTCTTCGCCTACCACACCGGTACGCGCGGAAATCTCATTCATTGCAGATTCAAAGGCACTCGCATCTGCAATACCTTTACCCAACGCCAACCCGATTGGGATCGCCGCCATTTGTGCTTGCCGCCCAAAGTCGGACCACTTGCTTTTAACGTCGTCCATTGAATTTCCAAAGGTTCGCATTTTGGAATCGGCGGTGTTTAGCTTGTTATTGAATTGTGAGTCATCTATGCCTAATGTCGCGTGTAGGCTGGCAACTTCAACGCCTAAACCCATAATTAATCCTAACTATTTTGTACATGATTGACCGCTAATATCATAGCGGCCTCATGGCGTGATAGATTCTCAATCTCTTCTCGTGACCGCAAAATTATCATCAATTGCGCCCACTCAATATCTCGAAGTTCGTCCGGTTCAAATTGGATAAACCCAGGCGCGTCAATGCTAATCTGTAGCGCGTCAATTATTTTTTTTTGTAGGTATCTCTTGCAAATGCCAGGTCTTGAGCCAATAGGTTCATGGACGCGAACCGCATTGCATCAATCACTTTTTCGGGGTTATCATAATTGATGCTTTCTGGGTCAACGCCTTCAATCACATAGTCCTCTGGTAGGTATGTGACAACACGAACCATCAACTGCAAACTTTCTTCCTCGACCGCTGATAATTCTTCTATCAATGCGTCAATATCATCAGTGGGTTTGCTGGCTTGAATACGTTTGTCAAGATGAGCCATGCGAATACGCAAGGCTGACATTTTAGCCTCATCACGATAACCCATCTTTCTAAAATTAAATTCAGGCGCTCCGTTTTTGTTTGTCATTAAATCGTGCCACCTGCAAACATGTCAGTCGTAGGCGCGCCGGTTCCGATTGCGGATACTTCAAACATAACCGCGGGCTTGTCAACGGCTACCGGTGTTTGCTTTACGCTGGTGATGAGAATATTTTGTACATGTTGCGGTTTGCCGCCGGTGTTGCCTTCGGGCTGCCATATCATAGCTACCGTTTCTCCGGCTTGAATCTTCTGGATATAGGTAGAGACGGATGTTACATCATAGGCAATCTTGATAGATACGCCTAATTCCTTCAACTTAGGACCAAATGATTTATCCGTTGCACTATATCCGGCGGTTGTTTCCTCTTCGCTAATGGTACGGGTAAGGTCACATTCTGTCATGAATCCGCTTACATCCGTTCCGCCTAAACTCAATACTGCGTCGTTTGCTTGTAGTGTTGCCATTATATAATCTCCATTGTTACTCGATAGGTTTTACCATCCATAAAAACAACTTTAGCATTTTCAAACTGTTGTGTGGTGCTTATTGTACGGCCGGCGGTGACGCTAGTAATAACCCACGTTTGACCGTCCAACCAATTCACCGCGCTACTTTCTTGTGTTCCGTAACCGTCAAGAGCATTGTCAATAGACAACGCACCGGCTTCGGCCTCTTCTGCATTATCACTATAACATACAACCTGCATAGACAATTCTGCGTCTTTGGTTCGTGTTACATCCTGGTCGCCACCGCCTACGAATACCATCACGACATACGGGAATATTTGTTCTTCAATGTTCGCACTAAACGGATGGAACCGGGCATAAACACGGTCTTCAAAATTCGCACTTAACGCGGTTAACTTGTCGCCAATGGCGCGATATAACGCGCGCGGGGCTATTTCGGTTTGAATACTCATGATATGACCCCCTGCTCTTTCATATCCCGCCCTATATATTGCTTCCAAAATGTGAATTGGGGACGCATAAATGGTCGCGCTTCAACCGTTGCGGTTCCCAATTCCAACTCGATCCCGTACGGTTCTCCATCAAATACAACCATCTTAAGCTCACTTATTTCGTCCCAGTCTATTGACGAGACCAGGAATCCCTGGTCAACGTTTGGCGGGTCTCCGGGTAAACTTGCCTCATGATCGCCATAATCCCGACCGGGGCTGACTTCTTCCATACTTAACTTAATATCATTGACAATTTCTTCGGCCAGTCCACGCAGGTACGGGTTCAACTTCGGGTTATTAATTAGTGCCTTTAGCTTGCTATTGTTGTAAGTCATGGTTTAACTGCCAATACTTTAACATAGGCTTTATCTGTTAGTTGCGTTTCTATCGTCACCACGTTATACACTTCGCTACCGGTTTCAATGATATAACCAGCTTTGACCGCTTGACCGTAGGGTAACAATATCTCATACTGTTGGCCTACAATTTGACGCTCGCCCAATAGTTCCGCGTTGGTGGTTGACCCTTGTCCGCCGGTTATAACGCGGCAACTTACACCGCTTGCAACAACGGCATAGAGATTATCCGGGGCATAACTAGCGCTCCGACCGCTTGACTTGCTTTTTATCGTGCAAGTGTCCGTTAAAAAGTTTGTGACCTGATTCCTGAGATAGGCCAGGGCCGCCGTGTTGATATTCGCCATTAGGTATACGGCTCCTCGGTTGCGCTGCTATCGGCTCTGTAGGTATAGGTTACGCTACTGACATAACGCTGCAAGCTAAATTCTAACTCTTTTTCTTTGATTAGATCACGGTAGGATTGAACCGCGGCGGCGTGTTGGTCAATTGATATTTCGTCCGCCTCAACATCCGGGCGCATCAAGTTCTGCATCTTGTAACGCAGACCCGCAATAACCGCGCGTTGTTTGCTGGACTCCGTCGCTAACAATGACGCAATGATTTCGTCGCTTAACTCGGATTCGCTTTCTATTGTGTCGTGCGTGTGGAACCGCACAAAGTCGCGGTTAACGGTTAAGTCTTCGGTGTATGTATACGTCATATTAATTCCCTACCTGCTCAATTAATCTCAGAATCGCGCGGCCATCGGTTGTATGCAAACTACATTCATGACGGGCTTGGTCCAATTCTCGCATATACCATGTGTCCGAGAAGCCGCTATAGATAAACTGAATTGTACCGACTAACCCGAAGCTATCATATAACACCATATCCATAGGTGTATGCGTTATTATATCCGTCTCCGTGATCGAGTCGCCTAGCATATCCTCGATGTATATCAAAGCGCTTACATTATTCGCCCGTGTAACCGGTGCATCTGGATACCCATAATACACGTCATTCACCGTATTAAGGTTGGTGCATAGTCCGCTATGGGGGATAAGATTCGCGCTATACACTACGGCAATAACAAAGACCGATAAAATAAACCAAATAGTATCCGATACCCGTATAAGCGGCAGGCCACTATTTTTCCGTTTCATTATCGGCCCTCTGTCAATAGGTCTATCCTCACAAGCAACGTTCCACTTGTGGCGCTATAGGTTGGTGTTGAGCCGTTTAACACTAGATAGGCCCATATCGTATTAATACCGGCCGTCGGGCTACTGATAAATGCCTTGTCAAAGTCTGCAAAGGCATAGTTATTGCTGTTGATGGTGGTATAAGTTGATATAGCTTTTTTAGGGACAATCAACTTAGATAAACTCGCAAAGGTCAAGGCGCTGGCAAAGGCCGCGTTATCGGCTATCGTTTGCGGTTCGGTGTGGAATAGGTAAAGGTCAAAAACAGCACTCTGATTATCATCGTCAAATATGGCCACCTGGTTAATTACCGCGCCGCCAATACTTGAGTCATAATCAAACCGAATTAACCCGCCTACCACGTCGCCATCACTATACGCGCCGGCTGTAACGGTTAGTGCCGTTTGCCCTTTGGTGACTCCGTTTACACTTAAAAACCTACTCATAAACTTCCTCGATTCTAAAGAGAGGGGGACAATGCCCCCTATCTTATTATGTTGATAGCGTCTCAGGTGTAATTAACCCGGACTCATCAACGGCGTTAACTGTATAGTTATTGACGCAAAGTGTTGCCCCTGCGTCAAAAGCTGTTTCTGGTGCGGTTGCGAACAATGTGAAGGCGTGATTCCCGGATGTGATGCCGGTTGTTGCGTCGGTATGATCCAGGGTTAACCCTGCGGTTGTGTCGCGGTTCTCAATCAAGTTGTCAATGACTGCAAAATTCGTAGAGGCGGCAGCACTCCCCGCATTGCCACTAATGGCGGCGGTTGTGAAGTCCCCTCTAAATTCTGAGTTTTTGATAACTGAATCAATACACGCATCAATGCGAATTGCGTTGTTTGTGCCGGCGGTCGCGCTGGCAATGAATCGGCAATTGTCAACAACGGCGCGAGTTGCTGCGTCAATGTCCAACATTTGCAAAAACTCAAGGATTGCGCTTCCAACTTCAAAGTCACAATTAGCAAGGGTCACATCGTCGCCTGTAATGGTTACACCGCTGACAATGTCTGCAACAGCGCCCAAAAATACTAGACCACTGATATAGACATTATCGGCGCTTACAGGTATGCGGCTTGCCGTGGCGCTAAAGGACAACACCGGGCGGTTCCGACCAACACCGAGACCAACAATTGAGATTCCAGCTACATCAACTACCAACGAAGTAGCGGACGCAATGGTTTCGGCGTGACCTGGCATAACGATAATGACATCGTTCTGGCTGGCGGTTGTGCTATTTACTGCCGCGTCGATAGTCGCCAATGGCGCGCTGGGGTCTGTCCCCGCGTTGTTATCATTGCCCGAAGTGGCATGTACAAAATAGAAGTTACCGGTTGTAGTGGGGACTGATGCCCCACCTAGAACCGGGACTCCAAAGGAACTGATCCCATTAGGAAAGTTTGTGATTGTCATATTGTCATTATCCCTTAACTAGGATTCGAGCCAACAATCCAACGGAAATCAGACCAACCGAAGCTATAACGCATCCGTCCGCGATATTTGCGAATCAATGTGTCAAAGCTGTCTTCGGCGGTAAATTCTGTACCGATACGGTTATACCATTTGAGGTATCGGCGTGACATTGCGCTGTCAACAACGAACCAGGCATTGGTATCGGTCAAGTAAGGACTAACAATGGCGGTCAACCCTGAGTGTACGTTAACCGCATTGTTTGCTGATTCCGGTGTTAACTCAGAACCGGTCAATTCAAGCGCGGTTTTGCGTAGCGCCCGTGGAACAATGAGATAATCCGGCATGACTGCAATCTCTTCGCCTAAGTCATCGCCCAAACTCATCAGCGTTGTAATTGCTGTTTCTAAGTTTGTGCTATTGAGTGCAAGCGTTAAGTTGTTGTCCACTGATGTACTGTCAGATTTACTCCGTGGGTGGTCGTCAGCACAAAGGGCTTTAACATCATACCCTGTGGTTGAGAACGCATTATTGAATACACTGGCGCGATCTTTTGCGCGTTTGCGTCCGAAGGCGGTCCCCATGTTGGCGGCGCTGTCAAAAATAGCGTTATACTGCATATCTTCAAGCATAACCTGTGTTATTTGGAAACCACGGACCCATTGTGTATGGGAGTATTCAACTTCGTAACCCTCATCAGCGGTATCATATACGATGCTGCCGTGTTGGTCGAAGTCTACCGGGTCACTAAACCCACCGACGCGTAAGTCCGTCTCTTTATTCTTGCTCGATTCTTGCACGTTGAATATCGTTTCCAACATGTCCGTCGGTTGCGTGTAGTGGTCAAAAAATACCTCGTCTAATACTGGGTCCAAGTCTACCAAGGAGCCAAATTGTGATTCGTGTTGTACCATGATCTAAGTCTCCTTAACTAGCGACTTGTGTATAGTGGGTAAGGTTCCACGTTACGTATGTGGGTTGGGTTGCTGTACTCGTTTGTACAACAAGAACATCACTATTGCTATCATCTGTCACACCCATTGCACCCGACGCAAGGTCAAGCGCAGCATTGGCGGAACGAGCATTAGCATCAGCGACACTATAAACGGCGTAGGGGTTAACGATAACTTTACAGCTTAACCCGTCGTTGGTGTTGTCACAATCTTCAACAGCGACACCGGCAAATACAGCGTCATTACTAGCGCCCGCGTCAATTTCCGCGCCGTCAATTGAGACAACTTCGCCCGCGCTGATGACAGCGCCACTCTTTACTACAAATTCACGGATAATCGGAGCTGCTCCGGTTAAATCGTATGCAAATGTAAAACCTGCCATGATCTTTGTTTCCTTTCATAGTCAAAATCGGTCAATCCTTACCGCCGTAAGTAATTATTCCGTTTTGCCAACTCTCGAAGGCGCTTTTGTGCGTCGGTCAAATTACTATCTTCTGGCGGTTTGGGGTCGCCTACTGTGCCGGAGTCTGTCTTCGGCGGTGTAGGCTTTGAGAACAAACCGGCGCGTTTTGCATTGCGTACCCAGGTTAATTGGGCCGATGCGTCACCACTAGGGACTAAGCCGCGCATCACGTCATCAAGCGCTTCAAGTTCGGCTTCAAGTTCGGCCTGGTCGCGCTCTTGATATTTTGCGAGGGTTTCCGCTAGGTCTTTAGCGCGTTGTGCTTCTGGCTCTAGAGCTTCTATAATTTGCTTATAGTTCCCTTCGGCCTCGAGCTTGGCGCGTTGCCGTTCCTGTTCTGCCTTTTCTAATGCCTCAAGTCGCTTCTGTAGCTCGTTTTTTTGGTCATTGACCTGTTTAAAGCGATCATACGGAATTGAATGCTGGACATTATTAACTGTGTTTTGCGTCTCATCAGACGGTGGCGTTACAGGCGTTTGCTCATTTGTTGCATTGGTGTTCTCTTCGCTCATTCTCATTACTCCGATAGTTTACGGGGTCGCCCCTCGAATAAAAATTATTGTTACCATAACCTGGTAGGGAGTTGCACCCTACTTATACTACTCAGGTTTACTTTTTGTCTTACGTGTTACCTTGCGCGTGGGTTTTGGTTTTGCTGGCTCTTCTATTTTGTCACGGCTGAATATATAACCTTCGCCAGGTACATATTGCAACAATTGCCAACCATTCACCGCGCGACTATTCAAAAAATTCTCTAGCGGTTGGTCATTGGGTTTAGATAGTACGATGTATTCGGTCATTGATTCCTCATATAATACTGTTGTGCCTGGGGTCCTAAAATACCCACTAGGCTATTCTCTTGTACAATGCTACCAAAAATAGGGTCATCCCCTTTTTTAACAAAGTCATTCAACGTTACCGCGCCATCTTGTAGGGCGTTAAAATTCGCACCGCCGGCTATTTTACGCTGTCGGTCCTCACTTTGTTTGTTGAACCATATCCCCCCTGATTCAATGCTCCGCGGTCGTCCTTTGACTTCGGTTATAGAGATGCACCGCCCGCGCCTATGGTCGTCTACACGCTCTCCTAATGGGATCTCGGTTCCGTGTAGCGCTATGCAAGTTAAGCATGTCCGCAGGTCAAGCGCCGCGATACGAATCACCCGACTTATAATGTCAGCATTGGCTACTTGGTGTAAGGCTTGACTATCACGTTGTGCGGTTAATACCAATGACCGTGTGAGTGAATCCGCCGCTGATATTGTTAGTGCGGGCTTATCCCCTATGCCTTGCATCAAGTCAAACAACTGCATCACTGTTTCGCCCGGGTTAACACCCATAGCAAAATTGCGTATGATGGTATTCTCTACTACTTCATTGATATACCCACGATACCCACTAAGCGATTCAACCCACGCATCACTATCTACATATTGCACGATACGCTGTAATGCTTCGGGGTCGGGTGTATTCCACACAATACCAAAGGTTTGCAGCGCATCATCGCTTAAATTGCCGAAGGCCAATTCCCGTGTAAGGATACCGGCCTGTTTTATGCCTACCGCTTGCAGGGCTTCGGCGCTACCATCAATCAGCGTCACCGAAGCTCGCAAAAAGTCATCAAGGTCACTCTGGAACATACGATAAACGGTATTATTAGGGTTCAATTGTTGCCCTAAACCCGCTAACCGTGCCGCCTCAACTTCTAAGGCTTGCAAACTCCGACCCATTGCACCGCGGTTCGCACCCACGCCAATAGCATCAAGCGTTTGACCAATGACTTTGTAATATTCACGGTCTAATAACTCATCCACTAATTGCTTAGTGCGGTATATCGCATTTGGATCTATTGCAATGGGTTGTACCATTTAGGTTACGTCCGCGGCATACTCGACACCGGTGTTAATGATCCCAATTTGTAGGGATGAACTAGATACCGCCACGCCTAACACGGTCGCGTATAATGTACCGGCGGCTACTGCGTCATCAATCGGCATAATACCGCCGGGTGTGCCTGATAACACGTAGACCTTACCCGTTGATAGTGAGGCGCTTGCCCCAAGTGTGACAAATCCGCCGGTTTGAATTGTCCCCGGTTGGCCACTTGCGCCACTGGTTAGCGCGAATCCAATCACAGTATCCAGCCCCGCGTCACTTGCATCAGCAAGCTGTAACACGCCTGAGACAACACATAAGACTTTGCCCTGTGTGATAGTTGCGCCATAGTTATAATTGCTATTTTTGACCGCGCTTGTTCCAGGTAGGACTTCAGCGGCAGTAATTGATAAATCGGCCATTAGTTTAGGTCTCCATTATTATTATTGGCTTCTAATTGTGGTGGTGCTAACGCGCCGAAGGGGTCCCCAATAGATCCCAACCGCGCGACTCGTGCCTGTGCTTCGGTGTCATTACCTTCTGTTAGTTCCTTAATCTTCTTATCGTCCCAACCAAATACCGGCGCGACAATCTTATAATACTCTTTTATTGGAAATGTTGGGTTGGCTGCCATCAATAGCGCGGCATTTTCTAATATCTCTTTGTCATTCCTAATTTCACCCTTGGCCCACTGTGCATTAAATGACTCATACGCCGGCGGTCGCTTCCCATATTGTGTCTCAACAATCCAGGCCATTTCTAAAACCTGTTCCCACGATGCACCGTAACTAATTTGGGCGCGTTTAATTCGCCCTAAAAGCGCGGCCTCGTTTTGCTTCTTGGCTTCGCCTGATTCATTGGCTCCGCCGCCGGGCTTGGGTGTTTTGGATACGGCATAAATTTGGTCAATGATCCATTCGCCTTGACTGATAAACGGGACAATGCCACCGGCCGCAAATTCTCCGGCTTCAATCTTCTCATCATTACTTGCAGGTTGCCCACCGGTTAAATTTAAAAACATGCCTGGCGTGACCTTTGACGGGAATGTAAACCCACCGATACCATAACGTACCGGGAACGCGGTTAACTCACTTGTTGCGACCATGCTTACCATTGTGCGATTGAGTGCGTCTTGTAACGGGATCGAGTCATCTATATCACTTCGCCCGTAATTATCATATCGTGTAGAATTGTTGCGGAAATGAACAACGGGAATAATACCTAACGGGTTCGGTTGTATGTAGTCTATACCATCCTCTGTATATGGTGATAATTGATCGCCACCGTCTGATATGTAGCGGTGTATCGCGTCATTGGTATAGGTATTGACGCGCATTGTATCGGCCGTTTGCCCGCCTTCGCTTGTAATGTGCCATATCTTTATGGCGATGGTTGGGTTCTTTGCATACGTGCTAGGATATAACACCACCATGCCAGATATGCCATCATAGGCCGGCTCATGTACCCAATTGCAAAATTCCGCGCCGTCTTCAAAGTCAACAAAAAGGAATGTATCGCCATCTCTTGATGTGCTTTCCGCAATCTGTAATTGTAATTGGTCTGCGCGGTTGCGCCTAAGTTGGTCATTGGCCCACTCGGCCGCCGCGTCGTTGTCTGCCTCAATACGTATTAACTCCAAACGGTCTACTTTGGTATCCACAATCATTGGCATAAGGTTTACATTAAACGGCGCGCTGTTTGGGTCATACTCATTGCTATCGCTCGATACACGGCGGCCAATGCTAGAGACGCGTAGCAATTGTCGCATCTCGTTAGTTAACCCTGCGTCGTGGTCTCCGTCGTAATATCTACGATAGCGGTGTATCCGGTTTCCGCGTTCCTGCTCGGTTTGCGCGAAAGCATCAAATGACATTTGGCTTTTATTTAAATTGTTTTGTACGGTCCCACGTAACGCCGATTGTAAAAGGTTGAGGCTCATAATGTACCTTTACGCATAATTCGTAACAATAGGGGTGTAAACCCGTTTCTTTAGTAGTCGCGCGCGGTTGGCAAGTGCTAGGGCCATTACACAGTCATCGTGCAGTCCCGACGGCGCGGTGTACCGATAATTCCCGCTTGGCAGCGTCTCAACGGTGTAGGCTTGTAATTCACCTAATAACACCGGGTCGTTTAATATGCCAATGCTTTCTTGCTCCAAGTTTAACGCTAGGCTGTTGATAATCTCGGCTTTGCTCTGTTGTGTGGTTGTGAATCCCTTGACCGGAAGCCCGCGCTTAACTAGCTCTTCGATGTTTGGGCCGCCGATGCTGTTCTCTTCGGCTAATATCATGTGTGGCTGATAGCGTTCAAACATAACCATCAACCGGTTACGTTGCATAGTCCAGTCAATTTGATTGAACCGATCTATAGCGACCATGTGGCCGGTATCTTCGTCAATCGCTATGATAACCGTGTAATCGTTGGACCGTCCCCAATCAACACCGAATACAATTTTATCACTTGGCGCTGGTGCAGGTTGCAGACAGGCGTTTAAATTACGAAAGACCGCGCCGCCGTCTTCGAGAAACTCCGCCATGTATTCTTGCTGGAAGACCCGTTCCGGTGTGTTGCGCTTAATATCATTAATCTCGTTTGCATCTAATAACGGGTTATCATAGCTTGTATAATGCCAGGATTGCCAATCAGGTTCGTTTGGGTCAAGCCCGCGTTGGTAGAGCTTCCAAAAATAATTGCGACCGTTGGTGCTACTTAAAAATGTAGCGGTTCCTTTACTCTCTAATAACATCGGCCTAATTTGATACTCCCATAGCGTTTCAAGGTCACAGAACGCGGCCTCATCTATCGTCACATGTTCTATCCCAGTGCCGCGCTTAAAATTATTTGCGCCTAACATGCGAAGGCGACCACCGCCTGGGACTCGTATCTCTCGACGTGACTTATTAATATCGTCACGGCTTACAAATTGCTCAAAAAATTGTACGAACTCATGCCAGGTGTCGGTCGTGTTATCAAAGGTTGGGTTAACCCACCACGTATTTTTTTTGTCATCCATAACACGGAGGATGTCGCCTAACTTCTCCGCCTCTGTTTTGCCAAAACGACGGCCGGCAGCTATTACATTAAATCGTGCCGTTGGCCTCACAAGATGCTTTTGGTTCACGTGTGGCCGGATGGGTAGTCTCAGCTTAACCTCATTCATCGTCTGGGTATTCTAGTTTATAGACAACGGCTGACCCGTCAGGGCCGCTTATCTCTCGGCGCTCAACTTCTAAACCTAATATCTTATCTAGTCTCGATTGCGCTTTAATTGCCGCGGCCCAATCTTCTGCCTCAAGAGCTTGCTGGAATATTAAGTCATATCGTGCGGCGGCTTGCCCGCGCTCGTGGTCGCGTTCCATTTTTAAGCGCTGACTCATGTACTTTCTAGCACGTGCGATGTATTTATCCATCATTGATTCAGATAGTTGCCACTCATCTAGACCATATTGCAATATTTCTTGCCGGTCATAACCTGCAATCTGTTTTTTGTATACCTCATTGACACGCTGTAACATAATCGCGTGTGTTGCTTTTGTGTTTTTTGGCATACTATCGTCCTGCAAGTTCTAAAAGTGCCGCGATAAGCGTACCTATTGCACCACCACCGGCCGCGGTTGCGCCGCCTTTGATGGCTATCTCTTTGGCGATGCTTTTGATGTTGTCAATACGAGCGCGCCGGGCTTCGATCTGTTGCTTGCGTTCCAATTCGCGGGCCGTCTCCCGTGACTCAATTTTGAGAAGTTCCGCTCTCATCTTATTAATATCAAGCTGAAGCGCTTTGACATTCTCTAACGTTTGTTGCGTCTCTTTATTATAACCGTCCAATTCAACGCGGAACATATTCATGCGACCAACTAACCCGGCATTATCCCCGTTGCCCTTTAAGACGTTAAGGATCTCTGGTACATTCTGCGATAACATATTGTTGTTGGCTGCCAGGGTTGCTATTTGATCGCGTTGTTTTATATCAGTTTTGTCTAAGACCTCGATGGCTTTGGCGTTGGTACGAATATCGGCTTGTAACATCGCGTTTTGATCCGTAATTTTAGAGGATAACTCTTCAAATAAACCTTGCAACGTATGGAAGCCGTCGCTTAAAAATTTATCCACCACTTTAGACGGCATATAGTCGTTAAGCGTATCGCTAATCATAGCTTGAACGGCGCTATGCGTGACTAGGTCCTTTTTGAAAGCTGCAAACTTTTTATCAAATAGGGCCTCAATTAATTCAATTGTAATTTCTTGCGTGTCCTTTTTAGGGGCCTCGATGTTATTGTTAGGTTCGTTCATTTGGACCCCGTGTTATAATTAACATAGTGTATAACCTCATTTTATACGCTCATGGCTCCGGGTGTTTTTCCGTCACCGCGGGGCCTTCAAATTATTGTAAATAAACACCACACGACGGATGGAAGATAAGCAAGCCGTTGATCGACGCGCCAATATCCCACCAAATGCCTGCATACACCAATACCGTATGATCGGCATAACTACCGCTTGACGCATACCAGACATTATCAATGACATAGAACGAATAGGCGCGCCCGTAGTCATCAAAGGCGCGGTTCGTGCCGGCTTTCCAGTCCTGCCAGAGGGTGGTCACGTTGTAGCCGTCAACAGTAGGGCAGTATTCATAGGGCGCGGTCGGTGCTGGGACATACTCACACATCCATAACGTGCAATCGTCTTGAGCGTCCGTTACCAGAACCAATCCGAACATTAGCAATAACACCCACGCTATCATCACGCGGCGCAGGGCGGCGTGTCCACTTGGGTCATCTATCCATCTATCCATAACCGGCCAACTCCGATTCTAATGCCAGTTCAACCGTTATCAAATTACTGCCACCATCAGGCAGAACGCCGTCGAGTGCCAATTGTAAGGCCGCGATCTCATCAATCAGACGTTGTTTTTCTGCGACGTGGTTAGCAATGCGTGTATTAATTCCATTGTCTGCACGAATAATGAGGTTAATTAAACCATTGTGACTATCACGTATGCCTTGCAGACAATCGACCTTCGGTGTTTTTACCTCAACATCATCCACAAACTCTCTAAAATTATTCGTATTCTCAAACGTGGTATCTACTTCAGTTACAATGTCCTCAACCACGCCAATAAAAACAGCATCACGAATATCTTGTAGGTTATTCTTGAGTGCCACCAACTGCACACGGCTGGCTTCACGGTTGGCTCTATACCCATCCTTACGCGCGATGGTCGCCTCTGTACGGGCAATCAAGTTTTGCACACGGTTCAGTTTACGAACCACTTTGTGTTGGCGTCGTCGCTCATCGTTGGTGTTGGCGTTGGCGTTGCTCTCGTAGAGAATACCATCAACGGTTAAGTTGCCGTTTATATCACGGTCGTCAGGTAGTCCGGCGTAGGTATAAGTCGCGCCAATGGTGTCGTGCGTCGCTTGCGGTGCGTTGACTGTCACGACGCATGTATTGGTTCCCGATACGCTGGGTCGGTTGCCATCGGCTACTTGCATACTATCCCATGCTGGGACGAATATACCGTCAATCTCAATGTCAGGGAGTGCGAGAAGATCAATTTGTATGCTGGGACGGTTGCCCGTCCATGTGCTTAGATACGCTTTTACTGTCATGACAACACCGTCCCGACTGCATCCGTATAATCGCTTAGTCCATCTGCTGGGATACTCGTAATTTGTAGGTTGGTCGCATAGCCTTGCAGGTGTGACGTGTTGCTGGTATTTAACGCGCCCACAACTGTATTGCCATCACTCAATGTAGTCCCAACCATATCATTGGTCAATACGACGGTATCGGTTGACGTGCCATTGATAAATAATTCAGCAGTTCCGCCACTGGCCGGTATATCAATCTCAACGAGATAGTTTACCGTAGCGGCGGCGGTGTCAAATGTCATTTGGTTGGTTGCACCGGCGGCGCGATAATCGACAATCAACTGGCTGGCCGTTGTGCCAAAATAACCACTGATATAATTATCTGCATCCACGTAAATTAAAAACGCTTGGCATAATGTGGTGCTTACCGTATTGGTCGCAGGTTGGACATAAAAACTATATCGCTTGTTATTCATGCTCAAGCTGGTTAATCCAATATTGAGATGTCCCGCGCTTGTGAAGTCTATATATTGTTGGGCATTGGGCGCATATAATGCCGATACCGTTGCCGAGCTTAAGGTATCCGCTGAACCGCCACTACTCATCAGATTATTGCCATAGGAATTATTGAGTTTGGTTAGTGTATACGTGTCACTGAGATGTTTATACCAGGTCGCGCCGTTTGCCGTTATCAGGTTTGATGCTCGCATAATATCGGTCACGCTTAGGGCTGATGTGGAATATGAGAATTGAGATAATTTGCCATCTAAGCCCCGGAAGAAACTCCCTTGTGACCCTGTGCCAATGCCAACGATTGAATACGTCCCTGTACTAAATGCACTTGGCGTTGTATCGGTGTCGGTTAACACGCCATCAACCCACAATTCATAAAGACCTGCACTAACAGAACAGCGCACGACATAATCATGTAGGTCGGTGTCTGTTACGGTATAATTTACCAGCATTGAGTCGCTAGGATCTAAACGATAAAATTCAATCCTAGCAGAGCTATTATTCCGATAAAACGTTATTTCATTAGACCCGTTTAGATAGAGTCGTGCTAGATACTCAATGTTCCCCGTTGTATTCGTGACGTTATCAAACGCCAGGCGGAAATAAAGGACAAACTCATCAGCGTTAAAACTCGATGTAAATGTAGTTGTGTTTAAATTCAAATACCCCGTACTACCATCAAAATTTAACGCATATTGACCAATGCTGTCACGGACTGTTGATACTGTTAGGTTTGTTCCTGTAACCGTTGTGCCTGTCATATCATCCTCAAACGTCGCGTCTGGCTGTGGAACGAGTGCCAGAGTAGGTGATAAAATGCTTTTGAGGTTCGCGTGATAGTTCTTGATAACCATCTCCGCCTGAATCATATCGTTCAGGCTCTCGGTTGCGAGCTGATGCAATTTGGCCATCCGTTGGAATGTTCCATACCATGCGTCATTTCCGCTGGTGGCTAAATCATTACCATAGATATAATTGCCTGTCCCTGTTGTGCGACCCCCTACGCCCGCCGTGTCGGTGCTTAATGTATTGGCCGTTGCGTTGGTGTATAGTTCGGCGGTGTCGGTTGCTTCGTCCATGCTTGCAATAACTAACGTGTTGTCACCTAATACAATCCCACCGCTAGTCAATTTGGCTTGAAGGTCGGTGGTCACATAATTGACCTCATAATTTAAGCCCGTTGTGCTGGCAAGTTCTAACACATCATTGCTGGATAGTTGTTTAAAAAATTTACCGGTTGAATTGCCACCTAGACTATAGGCGTTGCCCTCAAACATCCATGATCCTGAGTCGGTGTTTAATTCTGCGGCATAGGTTTGCAACAGTGAGCTATCACTCTCTGAGAATAAAAAGCGGTCGCCTTCGACAAGTCGGACTTCGTTAGGTGATAAGTCTCGGCCTGTTCCGAGGCGTTCCGTCAATGACCCGTTTTTAAAATACATATCGGCATTCAAATAATTCAGAACTTGAATGTCATTTGCAAACCGTTGTGTGTAAGTGTCGTATACCGTCATATCAAAATTGTGCGTACCGGCTACAGTAGCATAGTATTTTGTGCCATATTCGGCTTCGGTGGCCAGGGTCACGGCAAGGCTGGCCGTTGTTGCACCATTTTTATATGCTGTTAGTGCTGTGCCTGCAAAAACAAACTTCAATAATGCACCATCAACCGCCGTTATTGTGCCGATCAATGTCGCGGTCGGGTCATACTCGTAGACCTCACACGCACCGGCTACCGTAAAACGAAGTTCCACCATCTCCGACACATTAACCGAATGCCGCAGGAATAGACTCGTAACGTCCGTTACGGGATCGGCGTTGCTTGTAACCTCAACCGTGTAGTCGGATACGCCTAAGTCACTGACGGCAATGCTCGTAGTCCGCCCGCTGTATGACGCTTGACTCAACGAGTCGCCCGTAGGTGACAGGTTGTAGAGTGGTGCATCAGCCAACGTCACCGCTAACGCATCATATACCGCTTGCACTTGTGCTTGTGTCTTGGCGACGTTGTAGAAACCAACGGCATTTATTGCCATACCTTGCTTTAATGGTAATGACCCGTCATTCATTGCACCTATCGTTAACGATGTAAATGCACCACTGATTGACCCTGCATAGGTGTCGGTATCAGTTACAATACCGTCAGCATGAGGGATATATAAATTATAGGCTGTACTAGCCACTACGGGCGCAATAACAATTAACTCATTTTCAGGAACTCCGGTTGTAACAGTTGTAACGGTTGTGCCAGTTTGTATATGTGTCGTGGTTAATTGGTTCGCTGCGGTGTGTTGAATTTTAAATTGGTTGTTTGCGTCCGTATAAAAATGTACAATAGTTTCCGCGGTTGTATCATAAACGCCTAATTTAATGGCAATGATTGCGCTAAACGTGCCAACATCCAAACCTACTGCCGTTGGAACACTCGCATACCGCTCACCGTTCCCACGAAACGCCTTCCGCGCTCCGCTGTGGTTGCTGTACGCGGTGTAGTTATGGCCGCCCGTAATCGTGGCGGTACGTGCGGCTACCTGTTCGGTCATGGTTGCGCCGCTTGACCCGTCCGCGGTGTAGAGGGCTATTGCGCCGTCAAGCATAACATCAAACCACTGAGCGCCACCGGCCATTAATATAGGTATTGCATACGCTAAATTCCGTAACATACATACACCTGTAAGTTTAAAAGCCCTATAGGTTATATAGGGCTTCGCAAAGGAGGAGAGTAAATATATTTATGACTCTACTCCCATTATATCACATTTTACTTATAGTCATTCCGCTATTATTACAATAACATTACAATGACAATTCAATATCCGCTATCACTTCGCTTGCAAACTCTAAAATGCCTTTAACGTCGCGCCAGGTGTAATGACTTTTAAAGCGGATAGACATACATCGTGCAATGTCCGCCTGCAATTGTTGACCTCTCAATACACTACCCAGCATATATTTACGTTCCAACCGTAGCGCATAACGCTCTTCAACGCCTAGATAATTGCGATATGTGCGGTGTCGGTTCTCACTCGCATTGCTAAAGCGCCGCTTACCGAAGGCTTGAAAATTGATATTCTGAAATGCCGCGCGTTCTATTGCGAAGCTGTTATGTGTATTGAGATGATACTCCGGCAGGGTGACAATATCATTTAATAGCGTTGGGTTGGCTCTAATGGCCTGTATAATATCGTTCAAATGTAGCTCCTCTCTTATCTTACATAGTATAACACATTATTGAATCGTTCCTTGTTTGGGTTAATTTGTGATAAACTTGGGATAACACACAACCCACCTATACCCACCTATACCCACCTACAACCATTAACACCCACCCGTACTTTTTTTGTGGAGTGGGTGTTAACACGGTAGGGTAGGTTAACCGGTTCGTTTTTGTTTGTGACGCTCGGCGCTCTCTTCGTGATACTCTAAAATTTTAAAATACTCATTGGCTAACGTGGTGCGGTCGTCAATCGCTCTATTTTTTGTTACCACACCATACACCACAACATCACGCATTTTTTTAGTCCGTACGATCTGGTTCTTTTTACCGACAGCTTTGACCATACCGCGCGACCGCAACTCTTCCAGGCCGCGACGGCTCCGGTTGCCTTTACCCTGACTATACCGTTCTGACACATCGTACTGAGTCGCGTCGCCGTAACGAATAAAACCGGTTAATACCTCAATGCACCGCTGTAATTGCGCCATACGTGCGACCCGTTGATTATAGTTAAATTCTCCGGCCATTAGTCGATCCCTTCCAGCGCGTCGCGCCCTAATGTATAATCGAGTTCATGTAAATAGAGTAGTGCATCTTGCCGCGCGTCGTCATCTTCAATTTGCCGTATAACCTCTGCCATAAAATCAATATGTTCTATTAGGTCATCCGATGTCATCTGTACGCAATTAATACACAATCGCAAATCATGGTAGGCGTATAAATAGTTACCCTGCTCGATCTCGTGGTTGGCTTGTTGGATGTATCCGTCACGTGTCATGACCCCTTATCCTCTCCGTATAAAAACGTATTCAGCAAATCAATACTGCCTAACCCGACTTTGACATACAGGCTATCGGCGCTCTTTTTTGCAATCACTCTGGCGCGAAAGTCGGCATATGTCCCCCAAAAACAGCCCGTTTTAACCATCAGCATATCAGCATGTTCAACAGCATAGACCAGATCATCACGCGACGACATGCCAGCGATATAGAACAAATGGATACCTTTCGCCCCATAGAAATTCGCACGTGTCAGATTCGCACGTGTCAGATCCGCGCCGGTCAAATGCGCGTGTGCCATATTTGCGTCTACCAGATACGCGTGTGCCAGGTCCGCTTTTGACAGATCCGCACGTATCAGCTTCGCGCCTCTCAGATACGCCCGTGTCAGATTCGCACGTGTCAGATCCGCGCCTGTGAGATTCGCGCCTTTGAGATCCGCACGATAGAGATTCGCGCCTGAAAGATCCGCGCTCGGCTTAATATCGTATTCTTTACCATTAATTTCCTTTATCATAATGCCTTATCCTTTCTTATAAAGCGCTTCCATTCCCCATTAGTAATCTCATCGCGTAACATCGACCACACATCACGCATATTATTTAGCGTAAATAATAAGCGGCTGACGGCTATCGGGTCATGTAGTCCGATATGGTCTCGCTCATCCCGGTACAACATGGCATAGGTCGCGTCCGGGTTAATCCAAATTGTACAAAATTCATCAATATTCATAATGCTTATCCTTTGTAATTATTCTATGCTCTAATGATAGCATACACTATTAGATAGTGCAACTAACCCAAGTCTATAACCTTCAACGCCTTTAAATTCACGCCGTTACACGTTCCCCTCGGATGGACTAAGTAGGCGTAACGCTCTCCGCCATAGTGGACTATGCGCGTTATCGTTGCCCCGTAATATGCACATTGCCTAATTACGGTTAACCCAATAAACGGGTGCGCTTTTGGCGCAGGTAATAAACCAGCGATAACCGGCGCGGTCAATAGGGGGGGGTATGTTTTTGGCGGCGTGGGTGCGATATTACACGGGCGCGCTTGCGGTGGCGTGACATATGTTAGCGCATCCGCAAAACTTAGAAATTTTGTGCGTGGTTGGGTGTTACTGTAACTTAAATTCATGATACCTTATCCTTTTTTGAATAGTGCAACTAATTAGAATAACGGCAATTGGTTGGCTTCCCAATCGGTAGCAATGCGCTTCTCTGCCATCGCTATATATTCCGGGTTAACCTCACATCCGATATAATGACGGTTTAGGCATTTAGCCACTAGCCCAACCGTTCCGGCTCCCATGAATGGGTCAATAACTACATCGCCGCGTTTACTTCCGGCCTTGATGCAAATCTCGGGTAATTCAGGGGGGAACGTTGCAAAATGCGCACCTTTGTAGCCTTTTGTAGATATGTTCCACACAGAACGCTTGTTTGCAAGTGATGGATAATTATATTCATCTCCATTAGCGCGGGCTTGGTGCATCGTGTGTAAGGATTGTCCCTTGTATTCTAAATTCTTATGGTTGTCGCTTCGTCCTCTTTTGTACCGTTCATCCGTGTTTTCTTTTATCGGTGTTGCTATTGCATCCCTATCATAATAATACTGTGCTGACTTCGACAATAAGAATATGTATTCATGCGCTTTGGTCGGTCTATCGGTTACGCTCTCCGGCATGGGATTCGGTTTATTCCAAACGTTATCCATTCTTACCCACCACCCTGCATCCTGTAGCGCAATCGCTACACGGTGCGGAACTAGCATAAGGTCTTTATTCTTGAAACCCTGAGTTTTTAATGATCTTGTATTTCGTGTTACAGATAACCCTTTTGGTATAATGTGTGCCTCTTCATTTTTCCCACCAATGGCAAGCGTTTGCGCTACTCCTTTACAATCTTTATGAGAGGAAAACGAATCACCCAAATTGAGCCAGAATACACCGTCAGGTTTTAATACCCGTCTCAATTCCTCGAATATCATAACCAGCTTATCAATGTATTCCTGTAAGGTTGGCTCAAGACCAAGCTGTCCGCCCACGCCATAATCACGAAGTCCATAGTAAGGGGGACTTGTAACGCAGCATTGCGCGTAATCCGACGGTAATGCCTTCAAGAAGTTTAGCGCGTCCATGTTGTAAATTTTGTCGTGTAACGTTTTTGTGTGGTGCATTGGTAGTAAATTCATGATACTTTATCCTTTAGTGATTGATGCCCGGCATATCCCGGAACAAAATAATATTTAGGGTTATATAGCCATGACTTATCGGGGTCGGTCTCGAATCGCAAGCGGTGCGGTATCATCTCCATAGGGATACGTTTTACAATTTTGCCGTCTTCAAATGGCCGGTTGCCTACGCTGGCTTTTACAATATCGAGCCAAAAGCAAGGGGTCTCCTGCCATTGCTCATCCTCGGACTGACTAAAGACCTGGTTAATCATATAACCGGTGTTGGCCTTATCGAATCGGATATAATTCGCGTCGGTTGCTCTTAGTGGTTTGCCGGCTTCTTTATCGGCTTGAGCGACTTTGTTAACCTGCGTGGACATGACGATATGCACATTATTCTGTATAGCGAATCGCTTCACATCCTCAAATGCTTGCTCGTATCTATTGATGGCGGAGTCGCTTGGCTTGGCGTTTAATAGTTGCGCGTAATCAAAGAAGACGATCCATATACGCTGACCCTGAGCGCGTTTGCTCTCTAATACCAATTGCATATCGGCTAGGGTCTCGTCAAGCGTGTCCTTCATCTCGAAATAGTCCGTTTTGCCGGTCCAGGCTTGTATCCGCATACGCGCTTCTCCGAGTGCTTCCATGTGTAACGAGCTTAACTTACGGCCAACCTGCTTCACATTATCTTGCTTCGATCCGAGATAAGCAAAGTGGTCCATCAGTTCCGACAATGTGATAGCGCGCGGTTTATTATCCACTCTTGATATATAATTGCCGGCATGACGGACCAACGCGCGGCACATCATCTCCGTTTTGCTCCACTCCGGACCCCACCATAGGACATTCTCCCCGCGCATGTTTAGCCCGTCTTTGATCGTCTCTAAAAATTGCGTTTTGCCGGTCCCTGTACCGCCACCAATTAAAGTGGTTTTGCCCGTAATAAAATATTTGATGGTTCCCTCGAATAAGTGTAGGGCGATGATAGGGTTTAGAATGTATCGTTCTACGATAGGCTTCTCTTCTAGCAATGTGAGGAAGATGCTATCTAAAATTGCGTCACTAGAATTTGCGCCACTCAAGACCGGGTCGGGTTCGGGCTTCGGGTTCTGTTCGTCTGATAATTTAAGCAATTGTTTGAGACTATCGCCCTCATATAACTTGCAATAGTCCGCTAGGTCGCCATGCTCCGACAGGGGCATATCCACCAATTCAATCATGGGTATTTGCGCTTTTACCTTTTTGGATACCGCCGCGCCTTTGTCATCCTTATCATAGGCGTATAGTATCCGGCCTTGCCACTTCTCACTAAGTTCTGTGAGTAGTTCGGGTTTGATAGCATGTTCTCCGCCGGTTTGAGCAAAGGCCGGTACACCGTGGTACTGTGCCGATATGGTGCTGATCTCTCCATTGCATAACACAATTACGCCTTTACCCATGGCTATCGCTTTATCGAGCCAATACCAACACGCCTTATACCCTGGCGATGATATATACTTGTCTTTTTTGCTGCCGTCAGCATTTACAAGGTTATCAAGGAACCGATAACGTAGGCCTGTATCGGTCGGATACATGGCGGCTCTCCGGCCCTTATGGGTGCACAATTCCCATTTGGCCGCTTCTAATGCTTTGCCGGGTATGCCGTGATCCTGCCCTAGTGCATTAAGGTCGATATATTCTTTGGTTGTATCGGTCGCAGGGTGTAAACCGTGTTCGGGTGTCTCAATGCCTAACTTTTTGGCCAGGTCGTATAGGCTACCCTCATCTTCTCCGGCGTGATACTTAAATGCACCGTGTTCTCCGTCTAACGCGACCGTTATTTTAAATGACATGCTATCTGACCCCGGCTTGGTTGGATGGTTACATATCCATTGTCCGTTTTGATATTTGAGTGGGCCGCGGCTCTCCAGGTTCGCTTTGATCTTATCCCAGGTTGTCATCATTGCCCTCTCAGGTTGGTTAGTTTGCGGTCAATATGTATCAGTTCGCGGTGTAGCGCGGTCAATACCTGGTTACATTCCCGCGCGGTTACGGGTATGCCTTGAATGGTTTCCCGCTCTTCTCTGAGTATTTTCCACTCATCAATGAGGCGTTGTGTGTCAGTTTCCCATTGTTCGTAATAGAGAATTGTCGCCATGTTATCATATGCACCCATTGTCCTTATCCTGTCGCTAAAATTCGGTTACGGCGTTCAATCTCTTCTTGTGATAGTTTGGGCTTGCTTTTGTTCTCAGCATAAAATTCGTGATAATGTTCCCCGAACTTGGTCGCGTCTCTCGGAATAGATACGTCGGGGTATTTTTTTGTATACCACACTTTGAACCGTTTTAGATGTTCCGCGGTACAGTCCGTGTTATTCGCCTTGTGGATACCACACACTACTTTTTTAACTTTGCCAATTCGCGCTCCAATGGTTTTACGTGTGTCTTTATCCATCGCGTCATACGACTCTATATTGTTATTCCATACGGTAGTCAATAACCAGTCAAATACTTCGTTGCGCTTACGTGGTGCTTTTGGTTCGGGCTTGGGGTCTTTACCGTTGCCGATGTCCGTTATGCTATCGGCTTGTTGGTCGGAGATGGATTGAGGAACATAGGGTAAAAGCCCCGCGTCGGATTTATCCGACATAGTATTTGTTTTTTCTTTCTTTACTACCTCTTTATTTTGTACCTCTTTATTTTGTAGTGTGGGGTTTTCCGTGTCCTGGGTTTCCGTAAACGGCTTTCCAGTCAGCGGCTTATAGTCTGGATTATCGGTCTTTACTTCATAAATGAGGTGGGGTGTGTAGCTCGTAATGCGTTTTGTTTTTTCATCAATGATTTTAGTACGTTCTTTGATGTAGCCAGCGCTTATCAGCTCTCGAAGGATACGACGGACTTTATCACGGCCACATTGCTGTTGTAAATCAGCTATAATAATGAGCCAATCACTAGGCTGACTCAATAAATAACCTAATAACCCGCGCGCCTCAAATGATAAAGTCCTATCTTGCAACATATCACGGCGTATCATTGCATAAGGGTTATCTTTATCGTGCTTTGCTTTTTTTAGTGTCTCGGTCTTTTTTGTGGTCATGACTATTCTTCTCCTTCAAAGTCTGATAAATACCCTGCCTCTGTCAATTCTTTGATAATGCGTTTGGCGAAGATTTCCGAACTCTGACGCACGATGTCTGCATAACCAATAGGCTGGTCATCTGTCTGGCTCGCTAAATACACCAATACGCCAATCGCTTCAAATGATAGGCTCTCATCCTGTACTGTTTCCCGACTCAGGATAAAATAGGCTTTACTGGTTCCGTGTTGGTCGCGGATAATATTAACATCTTCGCTCTTTTTGTTCGTTGCCATAACTCAAATACTCCTTGAACTAGTAAGCCCTAGTTGCATAGAGTCGGGGTTTGTGTTACACTTGGGGTACTTAAGCATATGCTTCCCTTCCCCGGCTCTACTTTTCGCGAAGTAGGGCTTTCACTTTTATTTTGTTGTACCTCTCAGTATAACCGAAGTCCTTTTTTGACGCAACTAGTTAATGGTGTTAGTTTTGGTCTACTGACTTAAAATAGTCGTTAATTCGCTTGAGTATCTTCTTTGCGTTGCGGTTCCCGTATACCTCGATAAGCCACGTCTCAGGATGTTTGTTACTCTTAGATGGATTGCAACCTGTATAACCATTAAACCCGTGTCTATTACCACATAATGGGACCATATTCGTCACTACTGTACCCGGACATTCTACGCCTGATATTGATGTATCTATTGGTAGCCAATGATCCAATTCGTAGCCTGTGAATAGATCAAATGGCCGCTTACATACCGCGCAAGCGTGGTTAAAGTATTCGAGCATCGCCTTACAATGTTCATCGGTAAACGTATCAGGCAATGAGTTTTTGCGAGCGATATAACGTTGGTCGTGTACGCGCATCTTATCTCTATTTTCTTGTCGATATTGACGCGCATACTCAGCATAGTATTCTTTATTTTCTTGATAGTGTTGACGCTTATACCCAGCATAGTATTCTTTATTCTCTTGATAGTGTTGACGATTATATTCAGCGATAGCATCTTTATTCTCTTGTCGACGTTGACGATCATACTCAGCATAGTATTCTTTATTCTCTTGATAATATTGACGACAACGCTTAGTGATAGCATCTTTATTCTCTTGATAATATTGACGCTTATGCTCAGCCTCACAAACTTTACACGAGCCCCTTAGCTTACCGGTCTTTTTGCTTCTAAGGCTATAATATTCAGTTGTCGCAGGCTTACACTCTCCGCATTTCTTGCATGCCTTGGTTTCAGTCATGTTCGCTCCGTTTTAACTCGTTATGGTGTTAGTTTTGGTCTTCATTTATTCATTCCCTTCCTCAAATAATGTCGCCGGGTCAACACCTAACACGTTACAGATAGCAATCATTTTACTAACCCGTAACCACGCATCGCCGCGCTCCAGGTGGGATATGGTTTCCCGTCCATAACCTAGTTGGTCAGCAATGTCCTTTTGCGTGTAGCCGAGTGCTTTGCGTCGTTGTTTGAGTTTGGCAATGATGGCTTGCTCATTCATGGTCTTCGCGTTCCTTCCATTGCTCATATGAATAATTCCAATCGCTTAATTTGCGCGTGTATTCGATAGTCTGCGGTGTAGGCTTTATTATATATTTGACATACCATTGGCCGTTAGAATAGAACAAGCTCCGCATGATGTAACGGCGGTCAAAATAGCGATATTCAAACCCGTGTACAATTGGCAGCGGGGTCGGTCTACATTCCGAACATTCGCATAATTCGTTATGATTCATCGTTGGCCTCAACCTCATACACTTTTACGAGATAGGTTTTGCTTGTGTCTAACCAACCAACAGAATCAGGAATGTCTATTATCTGCGCTCCCCCGTTCAAATCGTCTATTTCATTGGTTATAAACTCTGCAACTAGCGTTGTCTTCGGCTTCGGTTCGTTGCCGCGTATGTTCACGGCAATGTATCGTTCCAACCAGGCGCAGGTCATAAAATTGTTACCCGCCGCTTTTAGCGCGTCAAGCGCGGTTTGCATCCCATACTCAGGATTATTGACAATACCATTTAGCGTTTTGAGATGTGAGTATTTAATGACGGTCGGTTCCCCGTCTTCGGTATACAGCAAAGGCCAACGGATGTTATCCGGCCATGTCCGCACCGTGTGTAGGTAACTTTGTAGTGTCGCCGGTTTTTTGCCGGTCATGTCCGCTATCATTTTGATGTCATCTGGCGACGGGTTTAATAGGGCTAATATGTCGCCTATAGTCCATTGTGACAACTCGGCTTGTTCTAATAGGTTTTCGATTACCAATTGTGCCGATTCAGTTAAATAGTCGCCGGCGTTTTGTAATTGGTGCATCACGTCTCTATGGTGTTTTGGCGCGTGGTGGTGTGTTTGTACCTGAGTCACGTTAAATTCGCTATTTTGCGCGTGTTGGGGTTCAATTTGGGTATTCATTCGTCGGTCGCTCCTATTATATTTAGTGCCTGGTCGATGCTATACACTTTTGGGACCTCATAACCGGTTTGCTCCAATATGTGAGCGTGTAATTTTTGCTGATAGGGAGTCAACCGTCCGCTTTTGTCTTTAACTTCCATTGCGTAGAGTCCGCCGCGATAGAATACATATAGGTCAATGTTGGTTTCAGCGACCACGACAGCCCCGACTTTTGTCAGGGCTTGAATTATCGCGGGTTCGTTTGCGTCTCGTTTTGCGGCGCGGCGGTGTTTACTCATTCTCAACTTCTTTACGTGCGAGTAAATTAGCCTTGACGGTATCAAGCCCGTGCTCAATGGGTTCCGCACCAAATTCATCGGTGTATAACTTCATAGTATTAACGAGGTGGTTTTCGTGTTGGTATAGGAACCGTATATCAATATCATTTTTGATCTGTTCCCATAGTGCGCCCTTATTGGTCAAGCGTTTTTCTAGCATCGTTTGCTCCCAATTTTTTGGTTCTATGGGTGTTCCCTTTGTGTATTGGTTTTCTGAGTCGCTCCCGTCAATGTCCGTTTCGTCACGGTCACTGATAAGGAAGAGCTTCATTAAAAAATAGCGGTGTGCGTAGGTGGTCGCTTTTCCTATCGCCTTATCATCTAAGTAAGGGCCTTTATTGCCTTTGGCCTCGATGGGTATTGACTGCGCCCACTGCTGGACAATGACATTTTCCGGCTCGTCAGGGTCTATCAATGTAAACTCATAACTAACCAGGTATAGCGTATCGGTTACGGTGATATTGGTCATGGCTGGCAGACAAACTAAGCCAATCTCTGACATATGTTTTCGAGCAACGGTTAGCATAGCGTCAGCTGACACATAGCTATAGTTCTGATACGTGTTTGTTTTATCGTCTTTAACTGCACCAATGACACTCATAATTTGAACGATTTTACTTGCTACGGACATGATCTTATCCTTATTCTAAAATGGAATTCCATTATTTTCTGGGGGTTACACATAGCTGTCGGGCATAATCTTATATATAGATTCTTCATTTGATCGCTGTTTGCAAATGTGCCGTGTTGTACCATTAATTTGAATACTCAGCATATTCGGGTAAACTTCAATTAACTCAATCCGATTTAACTCAATCCAAATTTCCCCAATTACGTCAGTTTCAGAGATGTAAAGATTGTGTCTTTCTGATCCGCTTTTGCCCTCATTGGAAGCGTATCCATGTATACATTTAACTATCATGTCGTTTTATCCTTATCCTAAAATGGGATTTCGCCACCATCAGCCGGTGGTAAACTTTGGGCCGTGTTGCCGTCGCTCTTGCCTAAAAACTGTACCGAAGTCGCGTTAAGGTCCAAACTGGCTGCGGCTTCTCCGTTGTTGTTCATATAGGCGCGGGTGGAAACGTTACCGATTGCCATCACCTGAGAGCCTTTTTTAAGGTACGTGTTACACGCCTCAGCCGGTGGACCGAAGATGGCCACTCGATACCACGTTACGCGTTCCCGTTTCTCATTGGTCGTTTTGTCCGTCCAGGACTCCGAGACCGCTACGCTAAAATTACAGACCGCTTTGCCGCTCTGCAAATATTTTAACTCCGGGTCGCCGCCCAAATTGCCTACAATAATTGTTTGATGGTAACTCATGATTGTTCCGTATCCTTCCATATCATACCGATGCCCTGTGAGATAATACCGTGTTGCGCGGCTTTGTCTTTGAACCATTCGTAAGCGGACCATTGCGCCGCGTTCATGCCTAATTCATTCAAAATAGCGCGTATAGATACATGGTCGCTGGTTAGCTTGCGTATCATATCGCGCTCGGATATATCGGGGTGTTGCTTCATATAATTCTTCCATTGCTGGTTATACGTTGTTTTTTTTGGCATACTGGCTCCTATTGACTATCAATATACAATATTGTATCATATCTATAGTGATAGTGCAATATAGAACAAATTAGAACACAGCATGAGAGACAGTTGACAAGATACGTAACATGTAGTATACTGTAGGTAAGATAAACGATAAAGGATAAGCAAATGACTCAGACAATCCGCTACTATAAAGACGAAACAACATGCAAAAACTGTGGCCGCCACATTAAAAATGTAGTTGAGGTAGACGGCGTAGAATATGGGATAGTTTGCTGTGATTTATTCATTGATAGCAAGTCAACAGTACGTAAAATTAAACGCTCCCAATTTGCTGACCTGGTTATGCAGCAGGAACGCGAAGAATTAAAAGCATTACGGTTTGCTTTACTCGACTATGCAATAGCAATATTACCAGACGTTTTTGGTAAGCCATCACCATTTTTTAACAAGACATCCACCGACTTAAATACATGGTTGGAAAAACATGGGGACCATAAAAATGCTTTAGGTGTTATCGCAATCTTGCAATCACGCCTCATTAAATACTAACCACCAACCCACGACAACAACCCAAGCCCGGCTATGCTGGGATTTTGGGGTAACTGACGATAGAAAGGATAAGATAATGGAACGTAGACGCAAATTATCACGCGCGGAATATGAGGCGCGGAAGAGCAAGGCGGGCTTATTCTGTCGTGTCTGGCAGCTTGAAGTCGGGGACGTGATAGAGGTCACAGAATTAGAGACATGGGAACATGAATTCGGGCGCTCTTCGGTACGCGTCGCCAAAAAACATACGATTTTAGCCGGTGACGATTTATTAACCCTCAAACCCGGTCAACAGTACGCGGACATTGCTATACTTGGCGGCCCAAAATATAAAGAATGGTGTATGGATCCCCTACGTCATGCCGATTACGTGCAATTCTCGAATAGATGGTTATGGAAAGAGGCTGAATAATGAAAAGCTATATAGAATTTGCAATGGTTCCAAAAGAAGAAGACCGCTCACTATGGAATGAATCGTGCCAGTTGTGTTTTGGTAAAGTCGATCTTGATAATGTGGATACTGATGATCTTGAGCAATGGCTACGCCATAGTATGCGTCATAGTGGTGTAAGCTCAAATGTAAATTTTACGGTTCGCACACAATCCCATTTTATCATGTTGATGCACGTATACGATTATCTCAATTCGCTTGGCCTAATCAGTGGCATGATTATGACCCAAAATATGATAAATTTTAATGAATTGCGGGAGATAGAATAATGAAACAAAAAATTAATGGTAAGACATACGATATTAAGCCGAACGCGGATCTATCAGGTGCGGATCTATCAGGTGCGTATCTATCAGGCGCGATTCTCACACGCGCGGATCTATCAGGCGCGGATCTCACAGGCGCGATTCTCACACGCGCGGATCTCTACCTGGCGAATCTATCAGGCGCGAATCTGGAACGTGCGTATCTATCAGGCGCGAATCTCTATCGTGCGGATCTCACAGGCGCGGATCTCACAGGCGCGAATCTGGAACGTGCGTATCTATCAGGCGCGAATCTCACACGCGCGGATCTCACAGGCGCGGATCTCACAGGCGCGGATCTCACAGGCGCGAATCTCACAGGCGCGAATCTATCAGGCGCGGATCTCACAGGCGCGAATCTCTATCGTGCGAATTTCTATGGTGCGAAAGGCATCCATTTGTTCTATATCGCGGGCATGTCTTCACGTAGTGATTACGTCTTTGCAGTAGAGCATACCGATATGCTGATGATTAAGGCCGGTTGCTTTTGGGGTACATACGCGGAGTTTCGCGCTAAAGTGATTGCAGAAAAAGGCGCGGATAGCATGTATGTTAGAGTCGGGTTAGTCGGTTTGGATGCATTGAACACATTCTTGTATGGGGAGGATAAGACATCATGACACGAGTCAACAATAGTTACAACATCACCGTGTATGATAACGACAATTTGATGCTACATCACGGCATTGAATTTTTGGACAACGAGACCGACGAACTAATTGAGGTTCGCAATTGGTCTTATATCAGTGAATGGCTTGACCTAAGCGAAGCATTTACGCCTAAAAATGAACATTGCGTAATTTACAATGTGGGCGCGATATTTAACGGTCGCGCGGTATACGGTCGTGACTATGCCATAGTGAGGTTATCATGACGGAATTAGAACGCTTAGAGTTAAAGATTACGCCTGAGATAAAGGATACGTTAGGCTGGTTAAAAAAAGAGCTTAATTGTCGTTCCAATAGCGAAGTGGTTAGGCTGGCTATTGTCAAACTGGCGTTGGATAGCGGTATCAAATTAGAAGACGACACGCCGGCTTGGGGTAGTGGGTTGAATAGAGAGGATAAGCCATCATGATAATTAACCTCAAAACTGTAGCTCAAGAAGCTATTCAGCAATGTGATGACTTCCCAGGGTTGCCAATGTTGATGGCTATCAATGACACCCGTCACCGGTTAACCGTTGCTGATAAATATACTCAGGAAGATGTGCTCTATCAGGTAGCACTAATGCGCGGCTCACGTCGGGGCAATTTAAACCGTAATTTTAGAATAGGGGAGTGGTAAAATGAAGGCTGAAAAGGTTCTAATTCCAATCGGGATTGCAGAAGATCCGACCTGGTGCAGGGCAATTTCTATAAACAATGATATGACTGTTCTCGACGTTAGTCAAAAGTTGACCATCGGCAATTTGAAGAACAGTGTTGGAGAGCGCCTAATGACATTACTCCTAGACGGCTATATATTACGTGTCGTTAGTGATAAGACCAACATGTTTATCGAGGCGGTGCATGAAGATTACCTTTTAGCAAACTATGATGCACAACAAGAAGGAGAGTAACTAGCATGATCGAGTTAAACGAAGAACAAGAAAACAAGTTTTTGATCGGTGTCGTTGAGGCGCGGGCCGCGTTGGTGGCAATATTGAATATCACGGCTGATGAAGAATATCGCGCGGACCTGCGGCAGGTGATCGCCAGCATTACCGACTTGCAAGACAAATATTCACCGCTGCCATTCTGATGCACATCTTATTCTGTTGTGGTCTGTGGTTGGTGGTATCCTTTGCCGGGTCGCTATTGATAGCAAAGTTTATCAAGGTTGGCAAGGGATAAACGCAAAACGCGCGACTAGCTGGGTAGTAGTCGCGCGTTTTATAGGATAAGGCGGGTAATGAATCCGCATTATCAGTCTAACAGATATTAACCTGATATGCAAACGCAAAAAGCGCCGACTACGTTTAAATAGTCGGCGCTTCCGATGTGTAGCCTAGTCTAAATAACTAGAATTATAGTATAGCGTTTATTCGTTATTTTGCAAGTCGATCACGATAACTTTACCGATGGCCTGCTCCAATGTATTATTCCAATTCCGAATTAATAGCGCGTAACCTTCGAGTAGCGCGGCGTGTGCTTCGGCTTCGGCTTGTGTTGCGAATCCCTGTTCAGGTAGGGGTAACGTGATAAACAGCTTGGTGTCGGGTTCCGGTTCGGGTTCCGCTGGCACATAGTCCGTTAGGGTTACATAGTCGCCATGAATCCAACCCAACAAGTTGAATAGTCCATCCTCAACCGTTACACTTGTATCGGTATCGAATCGGACCGGTAACCACGGGCCGTTTTGCTCTTCTCTCAATACGTAACCGTAACGCTGGTTAATGGCCAATATCGGCGGGTTGGTCGGGTCAGTGTTGGGTAACGCGCGGACATTCACCTTATAATTACCGTTGGGTGTGAATAGAGCAGGTTTCCATCGTGGGTCAGATAATTCTATCATTGGCTCCTCGTTTTCCGGTTCGTTATTCTCTCGTAGCAATTCAGACCACGTTATCATATAGTTGTGTAGTTCGGTATCGGCTCCAAAATTAAATGCGTCGATGGTATCCCAATTGTCACCAAAGGACCACATGAACGGCAAAAACCCTTCGACCCAATTATTATAATTCTTCTCGGCCCATATCCACTGCTCCCAAATGGCCAGCGAGAGTGTCCACTCTGGCCAATAGTATGCCCAAAGGTATTCATGAGAATAAGCGCCGCGCATCGTCCAATAGGGTAGGGGGACGCCATGCTGGTTCTCAAGAATATCATACATATTCGTGCCGTCGTTGGCCTTCACATCTGGGAACCGATCAAACCCAAATTCTGTAAATACAAACTTTACAGGGTCTAGCCCTAATCCAAATATGGCGCGGTGCTGTAACCAAGTCCAGCGGAATTGATGATAATAGTAAGGGATAAATTCCACGCGATAGTCGGGTAATATCCGCGCTTCGTCTTCGTTATCGAGGTATAACCATGTGTCAGGGTGTACCCGTTCCTTATAGCGCAGGTCATCAGCTAACCACCGCGCTTGTCCAAGTGGCAGTAAGAGCGCGGCATACTCATGATAGCCCAGTTTTAGCACATCGCTACGAGTCGATAAAACACGCAATAGATAATCATACGCGCCAGCTTGTAGATGGTTCCTATCAATGCTACCGGCTGCAAAATTACCAATCACGCCCTTATAACCATTATCAGCTAGATGGATCGACACATCAGCCAACCAATTATTCCGGGCGCGGCACTCGGCCTCAGTCCCGACGTTTGGCTCGTTGAGGACATATTTCCATATATGCCGTCTACCATCCATCAAACCATTGGCATAATTAATCGGGTCTTCGTTACGCCACTGGTCCCCCTCTTTTGTGGAATAGGCGCGGTCAATAACATTTGTTTGGCCTTGTGTCTGACTGTAGATGGCTTCTGCTATGTCTACATTTGACATAACAAGCATCCAGGCCGGCCGGGTTTTGTCAATGTAATCTAAAAAATATTGAACATTGCCCAACCGTTGGCCATTGGCATTATATCCCCACCGAAAGGTATTCATTAACCTACGGTTTCAGTGGGTTCATCTTCGCCGCGTGACGGTCTCAAATTATTGAGCATACGCGCGAATCCTATTAGTATATCATCAATTGTGGTCTTCGTCTTCGATGCTAACCGTTGCGCTATATCAAGCAAGCGGTTGACTTCTTGTTTTGTTACGTGGCGCTCGACTTTTAGACCTGCAATCATCACAATGAGAATGATAATCATTTGTGTGACCTGGTTAAATGTTTGTGAATCCATGTTATGCCTCTTTCATGAGATATAAGATAAGCTGTGACTGTAACGTCACAATTTGCATTAACGTCTCGATCTTTGCTTGTTCGGTGTTTTGATCTTCAAGGGTTGCCATAGTCCGTTTGAGTTGCTGTAATGCCTTATGCTTTTTTTGCTCCGGGTGTTGTGGTTTAATTTGTACCATAGTCACCCACTGAGATCGTATTGAATCCGCTATTATACGGCGCAACGGCGCGACATATATATATATCATAATCGCCCGTCTCAGGCTCGAATAAATCAATCCGCGCTTGTCCGTTTTGGGTCGGTGCATCACCCCAGGCATATAACCCGGTATTACGCAATACCACATAGACAAAACGCGGTTCTGCTATATCGGCAATACACGCTAACCCGTCAGCATGAACCGGCAACGTGTCCCATTGCTCTATTGCGGTGTCTGCTATAGTTTGCTGTGCGTCGCTTGCGGTGTCTGCTAGGTGTACCGTTGTCATTGTCATATCACGCGATACCCCAATGAGTAGATCACCCAACAAATAAGGATTAGCAAGTATTTTATGCAATACCTTAACCACGGCTGGCTTAGGGTTTGATACACCTATCATTTATCCCTCGAATACCCCAAACTGTGGGTGTAAGTCGTGGTTTGTCGTGCCGGCTCCGGCCCACATTTTTGCATCGCCACCGCTGGTCTTCCAATGTAATTGGACGGTCTGAACGCCGGCCGTGGGTGCTGGGATATGATAAAAGAAACTTGCATTGCCTGCGTCGCCGGCGGTGTCTACCGTAACTTCTACAATACCATCATCGCCACCAACATACGCGCTATTGAGGTAAATGTCAAAATAGGTACGGTCAGCACCGTTGGACGGGTGCGTAATAGACCCTGCAAACCAAACGAATAACGGTCCGCCGGTTGTGGTGATGGCAAGGCCAAAACCTGCATCAACTAGTGTAAACGTAGAGCTTGATGTGCTAATATCCGCGCCGGCGTTGAGGTTGTAATATTCGACGCTGTTCGCCCGGTCGTATAGGTGGTTAAAATTATCGCGTACATAGGTGTTTAAGTCGGTCGACGTTAAAGTTTCCGCGGCCCATGTTTTTGGGCTTGTCCAGTCGGTCATGTTGTATTGCTCCTTTAGTAGCTAATTAGATCAGGACCATCAATTACACTCGTATCAATAACAAAATACGGTGTCGTGCTATTGCTTCGTAAATACCATGTGAGGTTATATAAACCGGTGGCTATGTTATACTGGTGATATTCTCCCAATATAACATACTCTGAGTCGTGATTGCTCCAGGACTCTTCTATTTGGACGACATCGCCTATCGTCAGCGGCATAATATCCGCAAAATTATCATCTGTTATCACAAACATAACCGACTCAAACACGCGCCGCATATCCTTATGGCGCAATACGGCAAAACCTGTTATTCCTAAGGCCAACGAGTCATTAGTAATATAGTTGGATCGAATATCAGGAAGCGGTGTCCAATTGTACTTGTACATACTCGCCGGGTCTTTATCAATAGCAATTTGTTCGTCATACGCTGTAACGGCGGTCCCGCGTACCTGGAATGTGTCAATGGTAACGGTTCCGTCGGTGGTATTGTTAAAATAGACGGTTCCGCCGGCCCCTCTAAGGTCTGTGCCGTCAAATACATTCAGCGTCACGTCGTTGCTTGAGGAGTCCGTGATAATTATATCCGTTCCGGCTACGGGGTCAATCACATCAAGCGCCGCGGCAGGTCTGCTAAAGTCATCAGGGTCTCGATATTTAACCCGTATTGTCTTCTCTTCGCCGGTTCGCATCTCTAACGGTACACTATCCGAGCTAAAGATAACCGCGGCCGGTGTGCCGACCTTGCGCGGCGTATAATGCAGTCGGACCTCATTATATACAGGCGTGGTCACACTGTTGGCTTGCACATAGTCCGCGCCGGTCACTGTTAAGCTGGTTGCTGTGGACTTATCATGGAATCGGTTATGGAAATGTAGTTTTCCATCGCGTGGCTGGTAAAAGAACCGTCCAAATGCTTCAGCCATACACATATCCGCAACAAATAATTGCATCATTTGTTGATCTATCCCGGTGCGGCTCTCATGAATAATATCTCCGACGTAGTCCATTGTGGTCAAGCCGGTCTCAAAATTACTTATTAACGGCACATGGGTGGCGATGTCATACAGCACATCAGTTCCGTCTATTTGGCTATGGTCAATCATAAAATAGCTTGACGTGTAAGGTAACGGTAACACGGCCGATTCTATCATCGTTGTCAGCGCGGCTGATGTCGTGACATTCTGCGTGACTAGTGGTTCATAATGCGCGCGTTGTACCCGTGGCATAGCACAAACACAATTAAGCAAAACGGTTTGTTCCCCATACTGTCCAGGCGCTTCTATGAGTTGCTGTGCAAAATAGGTGAATGTATAACTTAGCGCGGCGTATGTAACCGTCACACGAACCATAATGCCGGTATATAACTTATCGTAGAATAGCGCGGTTGGGTTCTCAAATGATAGTTGACCGTCGCTATTGTCTAGAACCAATTGGAGCGCGTTTACCGGGCTGACATGCGCGGCAACGTTGCTTTCCACTTGGCCGACATTGGTCCAGCCACTTGTGAAGGATAACGCGTCAATTACACGGTCGCTTATATCAGCAAGTGGATGGCTAAAGGTTCCATCTCGATCTAGGTCAATTGTTACTTTTATATCCATTATTCAGGTATTCGCCCCCCGTTATTATTGACGGCTGTCTTCATCTGTTCCCCAATTAATTTTTGGCCGTTGGGGTCGTTGTATTTGACATCTACCTCGACCGTCACCTTAGTTGTATATTCGCTTCCGCCGATAGACTCCAATACACCGCCAACCTCTTCAATATATGAGATGCTTTGGACTAAACTCTCATTTAATGGGGCCATTGATATGTCTTTAGATTGTCCATCTAGGATGACTAGCGCGCCCTCTATTTCTCCGATGGTTTGAATGACTGATTGCGCTTGTGACTCTATCCCCGTGTCGCCCTCTTCGCCCTCACCCCCCCCAAATAAATTGCCGAAGACATTACCGGCTAGTTCACCGGCTCCGGCAATATTAGACTCAAATGATGGATATTTGGTCTTGAGCAAGTCAAGCCCGGCCGTTCCGATGATTTGGTTATCCGTTTGGCCACTAGTTACACCGGATGTTATGGTTTTTTCTAACCCCTTTAAGGCTTCGGTGGCTGCTTCGACGCCTAACTTTTCCGCAATAGACGCGATAGCCGGCGCGAATTGTTCACTTGTTGCGAGACTTAATTCCGTCTCTCGGCCACTCGCAAGGTCAAATTCACGCTGGGTTGCTTTTTGTAGGTCTTCATCTTCGATATTGGATAGGACCTGATCTCCTAATTCACCCACACGACCGCCTGACGTTTGTCCCTGCATTTGTGCTAGGCTTATGCTATCTAAGTCAACCTTAATTGCGCTGGCTTCGTCTCGCATCCCTTTAAATTTGTTAAGCATTAATTCGCCCTTTGCAAGCTGGTCATCGTTAATGATGCCTTGCTCGTTAAGGTCTTTCATTTCTGCAAATGTGGCTTCCATTAATGCAATTTGTTTATCTAATGCGCCAATGTCGGTTGCTTGCGTAAACTTACCCTGTCCGGGCAATACTCCGCCGTTATTGGTTGTAAAATCCATTAGCGTACCAAAGTGGTTCCCCTGGTTCATTAACATGCGCATAGCTTCTTGCGATTGTTCACGGGTAAAGGTTGCAAGTTGTCGCTCGGCAATGGCGTTTTGGGTTGCGACCAGGTCAAAGTTAAATGTGCCTGTGGATGCACCAAAATTCCCGCTTCCAGTTGCACCGGCTAGGTTACGCTCGGCCATAGTATCTTGACCGGCGGCTATTCTTGCGCCAATATTGGTGGTCGGATCGGCTGCTAAATTTTGTAAGGCCAATTGTGTCATCATGGTATCTAATATGACCAATTGCGCACCGGCTTCTACCGCCTTTGCCACAAACATGCCAAGTTCGGCGGTTGCGTTTTCTACTGATGTTCTGACTTTAGCAAAAGCGGTTTCTCCCACTGTGGCCGCGTCGCCTAACCGTTCAATGGCGGCCGCACCCTGTTCCATGACGGCCATCTTAAAGGCCTCTTCACGATTCAACGCTTGGCCTGACTCCAATAATTCCTCTATACGCTGTCGGACCTGACTCGACGCGATGCCAAAACTATCAAGACGCGCGACGGATTGATTAGCCAACATTAAACTAAAATTCTCGATGGCTTCTCCAGCGGACTCTGTCGGTTTCTTTAATTTGGTCGCCATGTCTATCAGTTGGTCAACCTCTTCGGCGCTATTGGCCAACCCCATGCGCATTAATTGACCGGCTCCCGCCATTAAGTCGAAGTCAGACACAACATTTCCGGTTGTAGCACGAAGGGTATTCAATAGCTTATCCGCGTCTTTGACGCCGCCGGCCATGTTCTGGAATATCGAAGTAACGCCTTGTACCTCATTGCCTAACTTATTAAGGTCACCTATTGCGCCTGCAACTTGCATCAAGCCATAACCGGCAATCGCGCCCTGAACTTCTTTTCCTATGCCCCCCAAAAAACCACCGTCTTTAGAAACCTTTTTACCCGTTTTTACGGTCTTGTCCATTTCGGCGTTAAATTTTTTAAGTTGTGGTGTCGCGGTATCGGTTGCGCTTAGGATCACATTAATACGGTTTGACATGGCTATACCTTTTTATCCGTGTAGCGCTTCGCTCAATGTGGCGTAGGCTTCCGGGCTTAGTTTTTTGTCATCAGCTAGGGCTTTAATGAGGTCTGATATTCTTACGACGCGGTCCCGTTCTTGCTTGAATAATAACTTCTTATCCCAATCAGGCAGCTCTATGAATTGGCTTACAGGCATACGTAATTGTTTACAGACTCTCATTAGATTCAGACTGTAGGCGCTGAAATCGTTGCGCGGCGCTCTCGGCGCTCACCCCTTTGCCTAGTGTCCAGTTACGCAACCCGACAATTAAAGCATTAAAGGTTAATACGTCAATCGCTTGTAATTGTTCGGCCTTCTCAAGTAAGGTTTCGGGTTCATTCCCCCCCCAATCTATTCCTTCCCCACCTTCCAGGCTCTCGACAACACGCATGGCATTGCGCATCACTTCGGCTTCTGCATCTAACCGCCGCTGAGTAGCAAGATCCTGGATATAGTCTTTAGGGTTTTTGGGGTCTTTAATTTTAGGCGCTTCATCAGCGACGACTTGTAAGCCTATCTCATTCCATCGCATATAGGACAATGGTTTAAGTTCATATTCAGCCACCTGATTGCCGTCATTGTCATGTATCACGATAAAAAAGTTTTCGCCTTTATGCTCGCTTATTTTAAATGCCATACCTTATCCTTTATATAGAGGGGAGACCGCCCCTATTAGGCGGTCAATCCTGTTACGTTAATATCAATTACTAGCGTTGTCGTTGCGGTCGCATATCCTACTTCACTGATATACTCACCGCCCGTTAAGTCTGATTGTAGCTCAATGTCACCTGCCGTGCCTGATACTACCAAGCGCGTTTTGGCTGTCAATCCACCGCCAACCGTTAAGGTTGTGCCATCGGTCGCCACTAACACATATTCACCGCTTGACGCGGCGTGTAGGGCGATCCCATAAACTACAGCGGTTGCAGCAGCACCGGCGGCGGCTTCTTTGACTTTGTTGTTGTCGGTTGTGTCAATATACACGGCTGCATGTTTGCCAATAGTCCCACCTGCAATACGGACCGTTGGCTTTTTGTCGGGTGTTGCGACTCCTGAGAATGTTACAGTTGCCATTTATGCACCCCTTTAACTTATTGTGGTTTCAGTGATTGCGCCGTCCACATTAAACGTAATGCTTAAGAGTTCGGGATCACCTGCGCCGGCGGTCTTATTTGTGATTTGTGCACCACCACCTAGACGGGCCTCAAAGTCATATTGGATTGACCCGGCTACCGCGTCGGGGTTTTGAATACGGAACGAGCGCGCGCCGCCCTTACTGGTTGCATGTAGCAACATGGCGCGAATATAACCTGCAAACGAGGTTGCGCTTGTATCATTATAGTAATTGACCGTTACCGTTGCCATGATGCCACCTTCGGACGCGCTGGCCCAACGGCTTGCAAGACTAAAATAGGTTGCACCGTTAACGCTAGGGTCAATTGTGATAGTCTGAATATCATCACTAACGTTCTGTAAAGCGTCGGATGCGTTGTCAAACTGTACGATTGCACTATCTTGAATTATGATTGTCATTATTTGTCACCTTCCACCGCCGGTTTTGACGGCTTGCTTGTTTTTTTAGTTGCGACAATATCAAACTCTACCAACCGAGCATAGTCTTCGTGTGTCGCGTCCACAATCTCGATAGCGTATCCTAGCAATAAGTTTAGATCCTTTTGGCTACGTTCAGCCAAGAATGACGGACGCCATAAAATAGGGGGTGGGGCTTGACGCACATTTTGCACCGCCTCACCCGTCGCTATTTCGGTCACACCATCATCAGGGTTATACTTTCCTTCGTCGGAGAAGTATGTGCCTGATAGGATTACTTCTTGTGATTCACGCCTAACGAGATTGGTCAATGCTTTATAGATTGTCATGTAACCACCTCTTTAACTTGTACCATCATTAACACGCCATAGTATTCATTCTCTGACCCTTCGGGGTACTCGAATTGGTTCCACTCATAGTCTATATTCTCAATGGTAACGTGTTGTAACCCAAGTTTGCGCTGTATCTTAAATGCGGTTACATAATTGCCAACGTAGGCGACCAATTCCGGTAAACTCGATTGTAACCGTGAATTGCTCCCAACCGGCTTATATAACATCAAGTCCGCGATATTCCAGGATACACTTACCACATTGCCGAGCGATATATATTCCATGTTTTTACCGTCGTTCTCCCCCAATTGCATGGGAAAGACCACACGAGCCGGTGTGCCCTTGATAGACAACTGTGGGTTATCTACATCGAATATCACCGGCGTTTTACTCAAAGTATTCACTTCTATCTGACTGATGGCGTTGATGATTTGTAGAATTTGACTCATAACCATTGAACCTTACGCTTGAATGGCTTAAGCAACATACACACATCATCCGGCATATCTTTAGATACCGCTTGCGATTCGACCCGTAACCAGTGCAATACCAATTGCATACAGGCTAGGACTACATCACTTGGCGGTGTGATCGAATACCCCCAATACCCCTCTATACTAATCGCGCTCTCTGGTGACGTGTCATACTCCCATGATACATCGGAATCACTTTTTAATTCGATGCCATAAATAGGGGTATGGTTACGCGGTAACGTCACATAGTCCGTACCTGTAACCGTGGTTGCGTCACCGTTGGTGATAACGAGATCGGTTGTACTAGCAAGCCAATTGTCAAAATAGAGTTTATCGTATTCATCGTCTGTGCTTGCTGTGCGAGCCGTGGGTGCATCGAATACCCGCGTGCTAACCGCGGATATTTCAAAGACATTGTTTGTATATGATTCTATAGCCGATTGTGCCCGTGGTATCAATGCCGATATTTCCGCATCTTGCCCGGTGTCGCCAGGGTCATAGTCTCCATGTTGCCGTATTTGTGCGAGTGTCACATAAGCCATTAGGTTGTCCTATTTTACGCTATGATTTCCGTTACACTTGCAAGGTCCTGGGATGTAACATCGCTATAGTCTTCACGCCAACCGATTGCGACCATACCCGCGTCACTGGTTGCGGTTCCAACTGTCATTGTACCCTCAATAAAATTGAGGCCCTGTGCAGCACACTCTTCGGCTGATACTTCGACAATATATTGCTTGTCACTGCCATCGGTTCCGGCTTGTGTGACTTGTGTAATGCTTTTACCGGTTACGGCTGTCGCATGTGAACCGGCGTTTGTGGATGCACCACCTTTGACAATAAAGTCAAGTGTAGCACTCGATCCAAGTGTACCTGCGGCAACAATAAACATCACGCGATTCCATTTGTTCATGTCAATCTCATCACAAATATACGCGGCGGCGGTGTGTACGTCGGGGTCAATCGTGGCCACGACTCCTATACATTCTGTTAGTCTGATATTTTGAGGCATTATATGTTACTCCTTATACTAGTCGTTAAAGTAAACGAATGGGCTTACAGTAAACGACCCTTGAGGATCTGCTAAAGTAATGGCGTTATTCAGCCACGGCTTACCGTCTACACGTGCACCATAGCGCCAGGTATCGTTCCCGTTGAGGAAGTCTACATGCTCCGAGAAGTCAATATAGAATCCGCCAAGTTCAAACAAGATATAACTTGCCAGGTCCGCAAGGATAACACATCCTGAGTTATTGGCCTGTGGCAGGTGTTCCGAGAAGATAATTGGACGGCCGTCGTGCACCATTGTCGGCCCTTGTGATGGGTTCGCGTTCCATACGCTCCCGCCGGTCCCGACTTCAAAGTTATAGATGTCTGGAAGGATGCTACGATGGGTCAACCATGCACCGCCACCGGTTCCGTTATCACTTGTCAAGCCTGCCATTGCTTTAAAACGGCTCGCCATTTCCGCAGCATCAGCATAAGCAAAAACATTGTCCGCGTCCGGTGTTACGGCTACGGCGGCGCTTGAATTAAGGATACCTAACGGTTGTGCTGCACCGGTTCCGCGCAAAATACCTTTTTCTACTTTTTCGGTATAGGCGCGTACCATTAGGTTACGGAACAACGACTCAAGGCCGCTGACTTCTTGTGATAATTCACGGGATGCTTTTACATAACCGCTTGCATAGTCCGATACATTGTAAAGCAATTGGTCAAAAGCTGGTGTCTCTTCGGTGTAGGCACCACCTTCGGCGCGGATATTGGTTCCTACACCTGATTGTTCCGCTGATTCACCACCGCCGGCGGTTGGGGCTGTCGTAACGTCAAGGCTAGGATAGCGACCACTGCGGACGCTTACCGACTGACGGGTTACGCCGTTCACAATTGGGGATGACCGCAATACAGCTTGTAAAAGCGTGTTGCTAAATGCTTCCGGGATAAGATACCCACCGGCTGCCCCACTGTCACCACTTGCGGCTTTATAGTAGCCTGATTTATAAACGACTGCTAGACGTTCTTGATCGTTACGCCGTACCGCCATCATAAAGTCGCCTAATGACTTCACAGTCTCATCAGCCTTACCGCCGTCTTGGGTATAGTACCCGGACTTGCGAACCGTGGGGCTGTTCTCCATATGGTCTAGCAATTTGGCCATTGTGTCAGCCATGCCTTTAACTTCACCGCGGAATTCGGCTTGCTCACCTTCGAGCTTAGACATTGCGTCTTTGATCTTTGCATCTACAACCTGCGATACGTCATCAGGCTGTACATTTTGGATATTCTCATCTTTATCCATTGTATTACTCCTACTTGATATTTGAACTAAAGAACCGTCGTGACTGACTTCACTTTTTAACGCCTTCGCTTGTACAGCCTGCGCGTTCTCTTCGGTTTCCGCAGTCGTAACGGGTAACTCACGATAATTAATAGGCAACATCTCAATCGTTTTATACGTTGCCTTGTTGCGATAGTCCGCAGGGGTATGGGTTAAGCTCGCATCAGCCCCTAACGGCCATTTGGTGATCTCATAAATGCCACTTTTAACCTCAACCGACTTGACCAGGTGCGACGCGCTCCCACTTGACCAACCAATACTTTTCCCCTGGCTTGACCGGGCCTCAATGAGCGCAATCACCATTGCGTCGTATTCGTTGGCCTCGTCAAGTAGCCCACTCACCCAAACACCTTTATCTTTTAAGGATAGTTCGGCCTTCATGCCGTGGTTGAGCTTGTGGTGCTTTAAGACCGGATCCATGCCGTGATTGAAATACATCGTGGCTTTGCCGTTTCCATCGTCAAGATCAAAATCGGTATCTTTAGTAAAATAATCCCCTACAAAATCGGCCTCATTAGGGTTCCCAAATAGCACAAGATACCCCTCGACCTGTCGCTTATTGTCGCCTATGGCCTTCATAGCCACGTCACTGCCAAGTGTAATTAAATTTGTCATCTTATATGCTCCGGTTTACTTCATTTTGGATAATTTCTACCACGCGGTTACGCTCTCGCCCTACTACCGACCGGACGGAATGGCTACCCCAAACACGCCTAAAATATGGGTTGCCCTTTTGCTCTCCCTGGACATCATCGGCATATAGCGCGTTATTGCCTATCGTTTGAGTAAAGCCGGATTTACTGGGTTTATTCGTCCAACGGTTTTTAAGGTTCCCGGTTCTAACGTAAGATACCCCGACCGGTTGGACCGGGTATTCTTGTAATTGGCCTTTTAAATATAACGCGGCTACTGATAACCCACGTTTAGCGCCGTCCATACGCATTAATGACTTGGCCAAGTCTGGCACATCGCCACTGTCAATTTTTAACCTTATCTTCATAGTCCACCTCTGGAAAGACGATAATATTATCCGGTGTTGACTCTATCATATCACTATTATCAAAATAAATATCTATCAACGCTTGAATATCACTATTGATAAGATCGAATAGATCACCCATTGTTTAATATCTCATTCTCGTATTCGTAGCGTATCCCACAGCGACAACGCATATGTGCCGGTGGGGCATAGTATCCGATGCCTGATACAGGGTGTGCAAAATGTGCATCAAACCCAAAATTGCTCGCTTGTACACCATCCAACGGTTCGCAGATAGGGCATACTTTTTTGTCGCGCACCGTCAACCATACTTTGCGCATCATAACGCCCTGGTCGGTCAATTCATTGACAACTAATTTTTCCCCCTGCACCGCGGCTCGCGTAACCTCGGTTACGGCTATGGCTTCACTATGTGCCGGGCCGTAGAGACGACTCACACGGTCTATCATCCCTTGCCGGTCAATCTTATTCTCATAATAATCAGCGACGGCTTGACCGACGCTATTGCGCCGTGTATCAATTAGTTGCCCGGATAATGTGCCGCTATATTCACGCGCCCAAAGTGCGGCCCGTTCATTTATCAGATCGAAAGACACACCACTAAAGCCGGTTTCCCGTACCATGTTCTCAACGCCGGCAATGAAGACAGACTCTAATTGAGGCGTTAATACTTGTTGGTAGTCAATAAGGATCTCTCTCCAAACATCATCCGTAAAATTATCTAGTTTTGGTGGGTCGCCAATTAACTTTAATAACTTGCGCCGTGTTCGTGCGTTGAGCTTACCAACTTCGGTCGCCATCGCGGCTTCTATCGCATCGCGGTCCTGTAAGACGGGCATTATTTGAGCGCTCGCAAAGTACGTAATAGGTCTTCGTTGGCTCGATAGGTTGGGATGGTGATATTGGCCTTGACCACATTAAAGAATGTTAATGGGTCAATGGTAGACCCACCCTTATTATAAGTTATCCCAATCTCATCTAAGACAGCATTTACAGCTTTGACCTTTGCCGCGCTTAGTTTTGGCGTTTTGCTATCGTTAAATAACGCGCTTAACACGGCGGCCGCGTCTTCGTCACCACCTACCAACAAGCTGATAAGCCCGTCATAGGTGAGCTGGTTATGTTGTGCTACATATTCGAGTTGTGCCTTTACTGTCATTAGTACTCACTTTCTGCATGATGATCGGTTAGGTCTATCGCGTGTTTGAATACATCGCTAATCTCGGACCTAATTTCTATCTCTGATAAATGGCCACGTATCGCGGCTTGTAATGACTCCGGTATAAGATGGGACTCAAAATTAACCTCGGCGTTACCTACCCGTTTAAAAGCTTTGGTCGCTTTGGTCTCCCATTGGTCTAAGTGGGTGGCAATGGATACCACCGGCTTAAATGACCGGACCTCTATAATATCGTCTTCGGTCACAGACACGGCCGGTATATTGCCGTCTTCCATCTGTAGTGGTTCATCTTGCGTATCACTTATTGAACGGACCGCGGCCCATTGCTCTTCGTTGAGGTCATACCCTAATATCTCTAAGGCGGTAACGAGCGGTATCCCTACATTTACCAAATTAGCCAATGAATCCGACCGTTGTGCCTCGTCAGCCTGGAATAGGTCTAGCTCTTGTTCTCTAAACTCAAGTTGGATATTGATATTATGGTTTAAAAAGTACGGGTTAATCATACCCTCAATCTTGCGGGCCAATGGGATGACTGTTTTTTGGTAAAAGTGTTTATTGTCTTCACGGGCCGTAGCATAATTCGCGGCTGATGAGAATAACAACGACTGCGGTATTCCTAACGATGTACTTATATCTTCGCGCTTTTTGTCGGTCAATTCTCCGACGGCCAATTCCGACATGGGACTACCCAATGCATGGACTTTTGTCTCAGAACTAATAGGAAAAACCTCATGTGCTTTAGTCATGCCGGCGCTAAACATACGCTTGAATATGTTACTTGTTCGCTCTTGTTCGGCGGCTGGCATGGCCTCGAATCCTGGTATCTCGACCATTGTTGGGTTAATTGCACCACTATCAAAATATTTTTTGCCGTATGTATCAATGGCCATCAATAGACCGGCAGCCTTTAACGCATTTTGCGCGGGCGATGTGCCGATGGCTATCTCATTCTCCCGTGATGGAATCCACGCATAACCTATCTCACCGCGCTTGAATGGGATCTCATTGGCTCCGAGTTTGCGCTTAAAACCGACTAGGCCATACTGTGAATCTGTCACCAATTCCATAGCGTCAGGATGGAACCGCCGCAATTCTTGACTCTTACCATACTTGTTATCCTCGATGATACAAAACATCGCGCCGGTTAATAAATAGTCGCCTACAACCTCATCTAAAAAGTTGCTCCATTGCACATTCACGGGTAAGGCTTCCAGGTCTTCCTCGTTACGCGGTAGCCCGTTAATGGCTTCAATAATGGTTTGAATAGCGCGGTATAGCCACGGAACCGCGTCATACAACTTATATATATCGCTTGTGGTGGCTGTGCCTAATACACTTTCCCACACATTGGCCGGAAATGCGTCAATCGGTAGGCTCTTAATCCCGTTGGCTGATGTGAGGGTAAATTGTCGCGTTGGTTTGGGCATATGATGATACCTTTATATAAAGAATTTTTTACGGGCGCGGTCGAGCGTTACGATAGCGTAGCGCATCGCATCCATGCCGTGGTCATTGTCTTTGATGGGTTGCTCTTTGTTGGGTTTGCCGTCCACGCCTTCGGGGTAGCTATAGCTTGCTATCTCCTGAATGGTGGATGTTGGGCGGTTGGCCTCAACGAGTACACGGTCAATCTCTACTGTCGCGCCTTCCATGAAGAAGATGCGCGGCTTACCGTCGCCGACATCACGTAACCGAAGTTGCACCAATTCGATGCCCGACTCAATGGATACCGTCTTGTCTACGTTCCCAGTGGGTATGCCGTGTCGGTTGAGGGTTGCGGCGTTCTCCGGGTCGTGGTCGGTGACGGTATAGTCAATGCGTTCCCCCTGCGATAGTGTTTTGATCTGTTGTGCATGGTCACTCACCAACCGTTGACTCATGTATATCTCTCGATAGAGATACAATCGGCCGTCGGGGTCAATCGCCCACCACTGACACACAAACGGGTTGGTATAACCGAAGTCAACCACACGGATACGTCGCCATGACTTGGGTATATCAAAGGGATCTATAACGTGGCGCTCTCGGCGGTAGTCTTCATATACCGCGCCTTCGGCTCCGGCCCATTGCCCTAAATACCCACGCTTATGCCTTAACCCGGTCAAGCCTGATAATATTTGACGGGTGCGTTCCCCCTGTACCGTCCATTGCTTTTTGCGTTGGTCAAATAGCGCAGGGTTGTGAATATGTAATTGTTCAAACATTTTAAGCTGTTCGCGTTTAAGTATCCAATGTTCGGGGTGTCCAGGGTTACAGTCACTCATCACCTGCGGGTAAGGTGCGTTCCCGGCACGTCCGGTGCATCGTCCTAGTGCCAACTCGTAAGCGTTTAAAGGTGTCTCTTCAAGCTGTACAAATAAAATAAAGTCAAATTCGCCTGATAATAACTTTTGTGGTTTATCTAAGCCAACTAATAATAGGTGTGACCCATTGCCGTATTCATAATGTGTCGGTCGTGTACCGCCATACTTTTTAATAGGGCTATTGGGTGCATCCAAATTAAAGCCGAGTACCTTCTCTTCATAGGTGACTACGGCCGTTGACAATAGGCTTGCATAGGTGTTACGTGTAATAACCGCGCGTGACCGTGGGTATAACCATAGTAGCGCGTTGAGCTTATACAGGTTGGCCAGCGTTTTGCCTGTCTCATATGGACCAGACAAAATATATTCATGGCCTTTATATCCCCATGTCTCGGATGCACCACCATAAAATGTTATGCCATCGGTCGCTTGATGCTCAATTACGTAGCTCATAATTCGCTGACATCCATACCAGTCTTAATGACAATTGCACCGCCGTCAGTTCCGCTTATCTCTCGACGCTCGACTTCCAGCCCGTGGATCTTATCAATTCGCGCCTGCGCTTGTATCGCTGTTTTGTAGTCTTGCACCTTCAAGGCTTTTTGGAATAGCATCTCATAGCGTTCCGTCGCCTGCCCTAGCTCACTATCTCGATCCATCTCTAAGCGCCGGTTAAAATACTTCCTTGCTTTAGCAATGTACTTATCCATCATAGATTCGCCTATATCCCACTCTTCACGACCATGTTGTAGAATATCCTGACGGCTTGCACCTTTGAGTAGGAAAGTATAAACGTCATTTGTACGTTGTAATACTATTGTATCGCTTACGCGGCCTTTGGTCTTTTTGTTTGCCATTACTTGCCCCGTTTTTTGTCTAACATTACATTAAAATATTCACGAATATAGAAGTCGTAAACGTCGGGTGATGTGGTTAAATTATAGTTCTCTGTTCGTGGCTGCCAAGATAGGTTAGCGCTCCCGGTGATGGATACGGTTCTATCGTCAGGCGCTTTTAAACATATCGCTTTAAGGTGGTTCTTAAACGTGATAAACGGTTGTTTGTGTTTTTGCATCCCTAAAATTAATATGTTGGCCGCTTCGGGCTTGACCCGTGGGAAATACGGATCTGACATAACCACCAACGATTGAAATCCGCCGGTGTCCAATAGGTCAATTAACCCGTGTGCGTGGTTGGGGTTCATTGACCACGTGCTAATATGAGCTTGAATACCATCACCGCCTAACAAGTCAACCAAATGATATAGGAATGTACCTAGATCAAATGCCTCATCTTGTTCCGCCATAATAGCCCGTGTGCCGGCTCCGTTGCCGATAACATATAGATCGGTATCAGGTGGCGGCAATGTTGGGATTAATTTAGATATGGCCTGACGCTTTAAGCCTGAGATAAGGTGACGTTTGGCGACAGTCTTAGTTAATACTTTGGGCCTACCGAGTGTCTCACCGGTTTGTATCAGGTCTTCTTCCGTCAATAGATCATTTAGGCTCATGACTAGCGGTTCAATAGCAATCTAATGGTACGGTCCGCGCTTAATTGGTTGGTGCTTGACTTGAGTTTGATGTAACGCGGAAAATTGTACGTGTCTGAGATATTCAAAAATACAAATCGGCTTGTCGATACGGTTAGTGTATATTCTATACCGGCCTTGTCGTAAATCGCGTTAAAAGTGGTATCGTCAAGACTACCCTCAAAAGTAATATCCGCGGCGGTCCAGGCAGCCGGCATGACAAGCGCCGTAATATGCCAGTCTTGAAGGTCCGCGCTTGCCGTTAGGTCCGCGTCTTCGGATATATCAAACGTCACGTCAATGTAGGCTTCTTTAACACTGTTGATACTAACGATATTTGTATATGTGGCCATAGCTCAATCCTTTAATTATTAGCGTCCTGCGAGTTCTAAAAGTGCCGCGATAAGCGTTCCTATTGCACCACCACCGGCCGCGGTTGCGCCGCCTTTGATGGCTATCTCTTTGGCGATGCTTTTAAAGCTATCAATCCGAGCGCGGCGGGCTTCAACTTGTTGCTTGCGTTCCAATTCGCGGGCCGTCTCCCGTGACTCAATTTTGAGAAGTTCCGCCCTCATCTTATTAATATCAAGCTGAAGCGCTTTGACATTCTCTAACGTTTGTTGTGTCTCTTTATTATACCCTTGCAATTCAACGCGGAACATATCCATGCGACCAACCAGCCCGGTATTATCCCCGTTGCCCTTCAAGACGTTAAGGATCTCCGGGACATTCTGCGATAACATATGGTTGTTGGCTGCCAGGGTTGCTATTTGATCGCGTTGTTTTATATCAGTTTTGTCTAAGACCTCGATGGCTTTAGCGTTGGTGCGAATATCGGCCTGCTGTTTTGCGTATTCGTCCAATATTTTTTGTGATAGATCCTCGAATAAATTATGCAATGTAAAAAACCCGTCGCTAAAAATTTTATCAATTGTTTTAGACGGCATATAGTCGTTAAGCGTATCGCTAATCATAGCTTGAACGGCGCTATGTGTTACCAAGTCCTTTTTGATAGATGCAAACTTTTTATCAAATAGGGCTTCTATTAATTCAATTGTAATTTCTTGCGTGTTTTTTTTAGGGGCCTCGATGTTATTGTTAGGTTCGTTCATTTGGACCCCGTGTTATAATTAACATAGTGTATAACCTCATTTTATACGCTCATGGCTCCGGGTGTTTTTCCTCACCGCGGGGCCTTCAAATTATTGTAAATAAACACCACACGACGGATGAAAGATAAGTAATCCGTTTATACTAGCGTTTATATCCCACCAAATGCCTGCATACACCAATACCGTATGATCGGCATAACTTCCGCTTGACGCATACCAGACACCATCAACGGCATAGAACGAATAGGCGCGCCCGTAGTCATCAAAGGCGCGGTTATTGCCGTCTTTCCAATCCTGCCAGAGGGAGGTCACGTTGTAGCCGTCAACAGTAGGGCAAAATTCATAGGGCGCGGTCGGTGCTGGGACATACTCACATATCCATAACGTGCAATCGTCTTGAGCGTCCGTTACCAGAACCAACCCGAACATAACCAATAATACCCATGCGATCATCACGCGGCGCAGGGCGGCGTGTCCGCTTGGGTCATCTATCCACCTATCCATAACCGGCTAACTCCGATTCTAGTGCTAATTCAACCGTCACTAAATTACTGCCACCATCAGGCAGAACGCCGTCAAGTGCCAACTGCAACGCCGCTATTTCATCAATCAAACGCTGTTTTTCTGCGACGTGGTTCGCAATGCGTGTGTTAATCCCATTGTCTGCACGAATAATGAGGTTAATTAAACCATTGTGACTATCGCGGATGCCTTGCAGACAATCGGCCTTCGGTGTTTTTACCTCAACATCATCCACAAACTCACTAAAATTATTCGTGTTCTCAAACGTGGTATCTACTTCGGTTACAATGTCCTCAACCACGCCAATAAAAACAGCGTCACGAATATCTTGCAGGTTATTTTTGAGTGCCACCAATTGAACGCGGTTGGCTTCACGGTTGGCTCTAAACCCATCCTTACGCGCTATCGTCGCCTCTGTACGGGCAATCAAGTTTTGCACACGGTTCAGTTTACGAACCACTTTATGCCTGCGTCGTCGTTCGTCGTTGGTGTTGGCGTTGGAGTTGCTCTCGTAAAGAATACCATCAACGGTTAAGTTGCCGTTTATATCACGGTCGTCAGGTAGTCCAGCGTAGGTATACGTTAATTCTATTGTGTCGTGTGTGGCCTGTGGTGCGCTGACTGTCACGACGCAGGTATTGGTTCCCGATACGCTGGGTCGGTTGCCATCGGCTACTTGCATACTATCCCACGCAGGGACGAATATACCGTCAATCTCAATGTCAGGGAGTGCGAGTAGATCAATTTGTATCGTTGGGCGGTTGCCCGTCCATGTGCTTAGATACGCTTTTACTGTCATGATAATACCGTCCCGACTGCATCCGTATAATCGCTTAGTCCATCCGCTGGGATACTCGTTATTTGTAGGTTAGTCGCATAGCCCTGTAGGTGTGACGTGTTGCTGGTATTTAACGCGCCCACAACAGTATTGCCATCACTCAATGCAGCCCCAACTATATCATTAGTCAAAACGACGGTATCGGTTGACGTGCCATTGATAAATAATTCAGCAGTTCCGCCACTGGTCGGTATGTCAATCTCAACGAGATAGTTCACCGTAGCGGCGGCGGTGTCAAATGTCATTTGGTTGGTTGCACCGGCTGCACGATAATCAACAATCAATTGGCTGGCCGTTGTGCCAAAATAACCACTAATATAATTATCTGCATCCACGTAAATTAAAAACGCTTGGCATAATGTGGTGCTTACCGTATTGGTCGCAGGTTGGACATAAAAACTATAGCGCTTGTCATTCATACTCAAGCTGGTTAATCCAATATTGAGATGTCCCGCGCTTGTGAAGTCTATATATTGTTGGCCATTGGGCGCGAATAATGCCGATACCGTTGCCGAGCTTAAGGTATCCGCTGCACCGCCACTACTCATCAAGTTATTGCCGTAAGAATTATTGAGTTTGGCTAGCGTATACGTGTCACTGAGATGTTTATACCAGGTCGCCCCGTTTGCCGTTATCAGGTTTGATGCACGTAGCGCGGTCAGTTGGTCTATCGTCTGGTTAACGCTGATATAGGCGGTATAGATATTTTTATCGTAACTTGTTGTACCACTACTAGAATTTGCTGCGCCGATAGCGGTTACATTGGCTGTGTAACCTGTGAAGGCAACAAACGCCGTTGCATCACTTGCTACAAGCTGGCCATTAATCGAGAGTTTTAAACCGTCACTATCAATCTTGATAGCAATCTGACATAAATCACCGTCACCTAATGATAAACCGGAGAGCGTATAACTCGCATTATGGGCGCTACCGTCGTCATAGCTTAGAACTAGCGCGGTTGTGCTGGTATATAGGTGTATAAAGTCGGTGCTATCGTTTTGAATGTATAGAATAGAATTCACCGCGTCGGTTAAGTCGAGTTCAACGTCAAAGACAGCCGATAAACTACTTAAGGAAACGGGTAGGAAGCTCGCTATATCCGCATAACCAATAACACCATATTGTCCCTTTGCTCCACGCACTGTGCCTAATGTGCCTGTTGTTGCTATCGCCGTATTCAATACATCATCGTAGAATGTACCGTCTGGGTTGGTAACAATCCCGACCGTTGGCGATACGAGGCTGTTTAAATTCGCATAATAATCCTTGATAACCATCTCCGCCTGAATCATATCGTTCAGGCTCTCGGTTGCCAGTTGGTGCAATTTGGCCATCCGTTTGAATGTTCCGTACCATGCGTCGTTTCCGCTGGTGGCTAAATCATTACCATAGATATAATTACCTGTGCCCGTTGTGCGACCACCAACGCCGGCGGTGTCGGTGCTTAATGTATTGGCCGTTGCATTAGTATATAGCTCGGCGGTGTCCGTCGCTTCGTTCATGCTTGCAATAACTAACGTGTTGTCACCTAATACAATCCCACCGCTAGTCAATTTGGCTTGAAGGTCGGTGGTTACATAATTGACCTCATAATTTAAGCCGGTGGTACTCGCAAGTTCTAACACGTCATTGCTGGATAGTTGTTTAAAAAATTTACCCGTTGAATTGCCACCTAGTCTATAGGCGTTGCCCTCAAATATCCATGACCCCGTATCGGTGTTCAATTCTGCGACATAGGTCTGCAACAGTGAACTATCACTCTCTGAGAATAAAAAGCGGTCACCTTCGACAAGCCGGACTTCATTGGGAGATAAGTCCCGGCCTGTCCCGAGTCGTTCCGTCAATGATCCATTTTTAAAGTACATATCGGCATTTAAATAACTCAGGGCTTGAATGTCATTTGCAAACCGTTGTGTGTAAGTGTCGTATACCGTCATATCAAAGTTATGCGTACCGGCTACAGTAGCATAATATTTAGTGCCGTATTCGGCTTCGGCGGCTAGGGTCACGGCAAGGCTAGCCGTTGTTGCGCCATTTTTATATGCTGTTAGTGCTGTGCCTGCAAAGACAAATTTTAATAATGCCCCATCGACAGCCGTTATCGTGCCGATCAATGTCGCGGTCGGGTCATACTCGTAGACCTCACATGCACCGGCTACCGTAAAACGAAGTTCCACCATCTCCGACACATTAACGGAGTGCCTAAAGAATAAGCTCGTAACGTCCGTTACGGGATCGCCGTTGCTTGTAACCTCAACCGTGTAGTCGGATACGCCTAATTCGTTAACTGCTATGGATGTGGTTCGTGCGCTGTATGATGCTTGACTCAGTAGGTCGCCTGTGGGTGACACGTTGTAGAGTGGTGCATCAGTGATTACACCTGTGTAGGTGACTTCTTGGAGTGACCAATTGTCCAGAGTTACAATTTGACCTGCTGACATTGCGTTCATAGCAATAAATGTATTTGTCACGCTTTTTGCCCCAAAATAAATCTCATAAACCGTAGGGGTCGTTGTTATCGCCTGAACACTGTAACTTGCTCCATCATATACAACTATATTACATGCGCCTGTATTTACTGACGCGGTTACTTGATATTTATACACCCTGCCTAGTGTCAGATCAGTAGACAAATCTGATGTGTTTCGTAAAAAATTATACGCGCCGCTAGGGTTATCATTGTATGTGATCTGTAGCGCATTCCCAACATTGGCAATAGAATTTGTACCATATGCCAACCAACTATATATACCACTATCAAACGTTCCTGCGCCAGCATCTACCAAATCCGCACCGAGCTTCTTACCCATCAGCGCGTCATAAATCGCTTGCACTTGTGCCTGTGTTTTTGATACGTTGTAAATTCCGACCGCGTGGAAATTCGTCCCAGCTAAAATCGGCAACGTGCCTGCGTTGGTTGCCCCAATGGTCAGTGCAGTATATGATCCAGTCATCGCACCATGAGCGTATGTTTTCGCGCCTGTCTCTGTGCCATCAGCATGGCAAACTGTCCAGTTCGCGTCTGCGCCGTCCATCTCGTAGGCAATAACAATTGTCTCGTTCTCAGGTATGCCCGTAATTTGGTGAGATATTGTACCGCCTGCATCATGAAATACATTTAACGTGTTCGCGGCGGTGTGACGGATGCTAAATGAGTTTGAAGCATCAATGTAACCGTGAAACAATGCCTCTGCTGTGCTATACGTGCCTAATGTGCCAACCCAAATAACCGTAAAATTCGATGATGATTTACCTATAGCCGTTGGAACAGTCCCACGATGCTCACCATTACCACGCAACGCCTTCCGCGCTCCGCTGTGGTTGCTGTAGGCGGTGTAGTTGTGACCACCTGTTATCGTCGCGGTACGTGCGGCTACCTGTTCGGTCATGGTTGCGCCGCTTGACCCGTCCGCGGTGTAGAGGGCTATTGCGTCGTCAAGCATAACATCAAACCACTGCGCGCCACCGGCCATCAATATAGGTATTGCAGAAGATAAATTCCGTAACATACATACACCTGTAAGTTTAAAAGCCCTATAGGGTTGTATAGGGCTTCGCAAAGGAGGAGAGTTAAATATATTTATGACTCTACTCTCATTATATCACATTTTACTTATAGCCATTCCGCTATTATTACAATAGCATTACAATGACAATTCAATATCCGCTATCACTTCGCTGGCAAACTCTAAAATGCCTTTAACGTCGCGCCAGGTGTAATGACTTTTAAAACGAATAGACATACAGCGCGCGATGTCCGCCTGCAATTGTTGACCTCTTAATACACTACCCAGCATATATTTACGTTCCAACCGTAGCGCGTAACGCTCTTCAACGCCTAAATAATTGCGATATGTGCGGTGCCGGTTCTCACTCGCTGTTCCAAACCGTCGCTTGCCGAACGCTTGAAAATTGATATTCTGAAATGCCGCGCGTTCTATTGCAAAGCTGTTATGTGTATTAAGATGATACTCTGGCATCGTGACAATATCATTTAATAGCGTTGGGTTGGCTCTAATGGCCTGTATAATATCGTTCAAATTGTAAGCTCCTCTCTTATCTTACATAGTATAACACATTATTGAATCGTTCCTCATTTGGGTAAATTTGCGATAAACTTGGGATAACACACAACCCCCCTATATCCCCCTATACCCCCCTTCAACCATTAACACCCCCCCCGTATTTTTTTGTAGAGTGGGTGTTAACACGGTAGGGTAGGTTAACCGGTTCGTTTTTGTTTGTGACGCTCGGCGCTCTCTTCGTGATACTCTAAAATTTTAAAATACTCATTGGCCAACGTGGTGCGGTCGTCAATCGCTCTATTTTTTGTTACTACACCATACACCACAACATCACGCATTTTTTTAGTCCGTACGATCTGGTTCTTTTTACCGACGGCTTTAACCATCCCGCGCGTCCGTAATTCTTCCAGGCCCCGGCGGCTCCGGTTGCCTTTACCCTGACTATAGCGTTCTGACACATCGTACTGGGTCGCGTCACCGTAACGAATAAAACCGGTTAATACCTCAATGCACCGCTGTAATTGCGCCATACGTGCGACCCGTTGGTTATAGTTAAATTCTCCGGCCATTAGTCCATCCCTTCCAGCGCATCGCGCCCTAATGTATAGTCGAGTTCATGTAAATAGAGTTGCGCATCTTGCCGCGCGTCGTCATCTTCAATTTGCATGACAACCCATGCTAAAAATTCGATATGCTCCACTACTTCGGCGGCGGTCATCTGTACGCAATTAATACACAAGCGCAAATCATGGTAAGCATATAAATAGTTGCCCTGCTCGATCTCGTGGTTGGCCTGTTGGATGTATCCGTCACGTGTCATGATCTTTTATCCATTTGGGCCTTTTGGATATTGATGAGGTCTGTCTCAAACATTTCAATATATTCAGTATCCCCTCTCATTCGAGCAAGGTACAACGCTAAACTAACAGTTATTCGCAACTCATTTAGTTTGTCTTTTGAGTGTCTACCATACACCCACCAAAACCCTATTTTATTCATTATTTGTTTCCTCATGATGCCTTATCCTTTCTTACAAAACGCTTCCATTCTCCATTGGTAATCTCATCGCGTGACATCGCCCACACATCACGCATATTATTGAGCGCAAATAATAAGCGGCTGACGGTTGCCGGGCCATGTAGTGCGATATGGTCCCGTTCAGCGCGGTATAACATGGCATGGTCTTCGGTCGGGTTAATCCAAATTGTACAAAATTCATCAATATTCATAATGCTTATCCTTTGTAATTATTCTATGCTCTAATGATAGCATACACTATTAGATAGTGCAACTATTCCGCTAAGGCTTTTAGCATTGCTTCGGCTATTGGCAGAATACACTGTGGAACAACGGCGTTTCCTAGTGCCTCGACCCGATCACGGCGGTATTCTTTCCTGTCCGTAACGCGCGACGGTTCAAATTCGTGTTGTGGCACATTGCGCGGCGCAGGGAATTGATGCTCTGATAGGTTAACGCTGACGTCGGGTATCTCTATATCTGTGTAACCTATAGGGTATCCCATAAGTAGTTCACACCAATCGGGGTTAAGCGGGCGCGGCTTGGGGTGCGAATCTTCTATAACTAGGCCGCGGAGGTGATTCCACTTCATATCATGATTGTGACTCTTTGACCCTAACGGTCCCGTTCCTTTGCGGTCTGATGTATCAAGCGTAGGCCAGTTTCGGCTCTCCATACTTACATATTGCGTCAAGCTCATCCCGAACCGTGTCCCTGTGGTTTTAGATTGGCGATACAATGCGCCGGTTTCGGTTTCCCCAAACAATTCAGGGTCTACGGTTACGATACCTAAAGCGTCACTTGCTGTTGGATTGGGATAAAACGCAGAACCATCTCTTCCGTTGGTGTGGCGCACCAACGTCTGAAGCTCGGATATGTTGCCATTGTGCATCATACCCGCTTTTGATAACTTGCCTGAGTAGCTCTCTAAACTCATCGCCATCATTGAGGCTTGCAAAATGCGGTACATTTTCGAGAAATACCATTTTTGGCTTAACATCTGTAATTATCCTCATCATCTCTGGAATTAAATAACGTTCATCATCTTGACCGGCTTTTTTACCTGCTATAGAAAAGGGCTGACATGGTTACGGGAAGCCTGCAACAATAACATCGGTTGTATTATCGTCTTGGCTTCCGTCGTCACCTCCTTTGTAGTAACGGCTTACCGCGTTGTCAATCATTTCTTTGTCAACATCATAAATATCTCTAAATTTAACCGTGTTTGGGAACCGCAAATTCAACACAGATTGACAATATTCGTTTATCTCAACCTGCCAAACAATATCAAACCCGGCCTCTTGAAACGCTAGATCAATTCCGCCAATACCTGTAAATAGTGAGCCTACTGTACTCATGATAAATCAACCACCTTCAACGCCTTTAAATTCACGCCGTTACACGTTCCCCTCGGATGGACTAAGTAGGCGTAACGATCTCCGCCATAGTCCACTATCCGCGTTATCGTTGCGCCGTAATATGCACATTGCTTAATTACGGTTAACCCAATAAACGGGTGCGCTTTTGGCGCAGGTAATAAACCAGCGATAACCGGCGCGGTCAATAGGGGGGGGTATGTTTTTGACGGCGTGGGTGCGATATTACACGGCCGCGCTTGTGGTGGCGTGACATATGTTAGCGCCTCTGCAAAACTTAGAAATTTTGTGCGTGGTTGGATGTTGCTGTAACTTAAATTCATGATACCTTATCCTTTTTTGAATAGTGCAACTAATTAGAATAACGGCAATTGGTTGGCTTCCCAGTCGGTAGCAATGCGCTTCTCTGCCATCGCTATATATTCAGGGTTAACCTCACATCCGATATAATGGCGGTTTAGGCGTTTAGCCACTAGCCCAACCGTTCCGGCTCCCATGAATGGGTCAATAACTACATCGCCGCGTTTACTTCCGGCCTTGATGCAAATCTCGGGTAATTCAGGGGGGAACGTTGCAAAGTGTGCCTCACTATATGGCCTGGTGGTTATTGTCCATACTGAACGTTTGTTACGTCCATTGGGATTCGCAAACCGTTTTCCCATGCGTTCTGTATCAACGGGAGGGATTCCAACCCCAATGTTATTAGGGTGCTTATGTGTTAATCCATATTCGACGCGCTTTAGAGAAACGGGTTTATGCGGCTCCCTTACCGCATCAAAATCATAATAATACTGTGCTGACTTCGACAATAAGAATATGTATTCATGCGCTTTGGTCGGCCTATCGGTTACGCTCTCCGGCATGGGGTTGGGTTTATTCCAAACATTGTCCATGCGTACCCACCAGCCTGCATCTTGGAGCGCAATGGCGACACGGTGCGGAACTAGCATAAGGTCTTTGGGTTTTAGGGTTGTATTGAACTGTTTGGGGGGTTTAAACATACGTTCAATTCTCGTCCCCGTTTCAAGTGAATTTGTGCCACCGGTTTGGGTTGACCCTGCAAACGAATCCCCCAAATTGAGCCAGAATACACCATCAGGTTTTAATACCCGTCGCAACTCCTCGAATATCATAACTAGCTTATCAATGTATTCCTGTAAGGTTGGCTCAAGACCAAGCTGTCCGTTTACGCCATAATCACGAAGTCCATAATAAGGAGGGCTTGTAACGCAACATTGCGCGTAATCCGACGGTAATGCCTTCAAGAAGTTTAGCGCATCCATATTATAAATTTTGTCGTGTAACGTTTTTGTGTGGTGCATTGGTAGTAAGTTCATGATACTTTATCCTTTATCCTCTATTAAATAAGCTTCTTCGACTTCCCATTGATATCTAGTCCATTCATTTCTATAATCCCACCACATTGAATCATCATAATCATCTTGAAGATCATCGCAAACTTTTTGCGCGGTGTCTCGATCTGTGTACACCTTGACAACTTCGGGGTAACAGTCACCCAATGTTTTGACAATAACATAAACGAGTTTCATGATACTTTATCCTTTAGTGATTGATGTCCGGCATATCCCGGAACAAAATAATATTTAGGGTTATATATCCATGCCTTGTCAGGGTCGGTCTCGAATCGCAGGCGGTGCGGTATCATCTCCATAGGGATACGTTTAACAATTTTGCCGTCTTCAAATGGCCGATTGCCAACGCTAGCTTTTACAATATCGAGCCAAAAGCAAGGCGTCTCCTGCCATTGCTCATCCTCGGACTGACTAAAGACCTGGTTAATCATATAACCGGTGTTGGACTTATCGAATCGGATATAATTCGCGTCGGTTGCTTTTAACGGCTTACCGGCTTCTTTATCGGCTTGGGCGACTTTGTTTACCTGCGTGGACATGACGATATGCACATTGTTCTGTATAGCAAAGCGCTTCACGTCTTCAAATGCTTGCTCGTATCTATTGATGGCGGAGTCGCTCGGCTTGGCGTTTAATAGTTGCGCATAATCAAAGAAGACGATCCAGACACGCTGACCTTGAGCGCGTTTGCTCTCTAATACCATTTGCATATCGGCTAGGGTCTCATCAAGTGTATCCTTCATCTCGAAGTAGTCCGTTTTGCCGGCCCAGGTCTGTATTCTCATACGTGCTTCTCCGAGTGCTTCCATGTGTAACGAGCTTAACTTGCGGCCAACCTGCTTCACATTATCTTGCTTCGATCCGAGATAAGCGAAGTGATCCATCAGTTCCGACAATGTAATGGCGCGCGGTTTATTATCCACTCTCGATATATAATTCCCGGCGTGACGGACCAACGCGCGGCACATCATCTCTGTTTTACTCCATTCCGGCCCCCACCATAGGACATTTTCCCCGCGCATGTTTAGCCCGTCTTTGATCGTCTCTAAAAATTGCGTTTTGCCGGTCCCTGTGCCACCACCTATTAAGGTAGTTTTGCCGGTGATAAAGTATTTTATCGTGCCCTCGAATTTATGTAGAGCCGTGATAGGGTTTAGAATATACCGTTCTACGATAGGCTTCTCTTCTAGCAATGTGAGGAAGATACTATCTAAAATTGCGTCACTAGAATTTGCGCCACTCAAGACCGGGTCGGGTTCGGGCTTCGGGTTCTGTTCGTCTGATAATTTAAGCAATTGCTGCAAGCTATCGCCCTCATATAACTTGCAATAGTCCGCTAGGTCGCCATGCTTCGATAAGGGCATATCCACCAATTCAATCATGGGAATTTGCGCTTTTACCTTTTTGGATACCGCCGTGCCTTTGTCATCTTTATCATAAGCGTATAGTATCCGGCCTTGCCACTTCTCACTAAGTTCTGTGAGTAGTTCGGGCTTGATGGCATGTTCTCCGCCGGTTTGAGCAAAGGCCGGTACACCGTGGTACTGTGCCGATATGGTGCTGATCTCTCCATTGCATAGAACAATTACGCCTTTACTCATGGCGATGGCTTTATCGAGCCAATACCAACACGCCTTATACCCTGGCGATGATACGTATTTGTCTTTTTTGCTGCCATCAGCATTAACAAGGTTATCAAGGAACCGATAACGTAAGCCTGTATCAGTCGGATACCTGGCGGCTCTCCGGCCTTTATGGGTGCACAATTCCCATCCGGCCGCTTCTAATGCTTTGCCGGGTATGCTGTGATCCTGTCCTAGTGCATTAAGGTCGATATATTCTTTGGTTGTATCGGTCGCAGGGTGTAACCCGTGTTCGGGTGTATCAATGCCTAATTTTTTGGCCAGGTCGTATAAGCTCCCTTCATCGTCGCCGGCGTGATATTTATATGCGCCGTGTTCGCCGTCCGGTTGTACAGTTATCTTGAATGACATGCTATCTGACCCCGGCTTGGTTGGATGGTTACATATCCATTGTCCGTTTTGATATTTGAGTGGGCCGCGGCTCTCCAAATTCGCTTTGATCTTATCCCAGGTTGTCATTCTTGCCCTCTCAGGTTGGTTAGTTTGCGGTCAATATGTATCAGTTCGCGGTGTAGTGCGGTCAATACCTGGTTACATTCTCGCATTGTCACGGGTATACCCTCAATCGTGGGACGCTCCTCTTTAAGCTTCCCCCACTCATCAATAAGCCATAGGGTCTCCTTCTTCCAATGGTCATAATAAGATTCGTCGCCATTATTACCATATACATTCATTGTCCTTATCCTGTCGCTAATATCCGGTTACGGCGTTCAATCTCTTCTTGTGATAGTTTGGGCTTGCTTTTGTTTTGTAGCCTAACCCGTCCTACATAGTCCGATATAACGGAAGGACTTTGCATCAAACTAGCGGTCGGGTTCTTGGATCGGTACAATTGGACGGCTTTCTCTAATTCCGTGACGCTGACCATTTTCCCATAATGACCCTGCTCATTTTGGTTTATCTCATCAAAAAACCGCCACTCATCTTTGATCTTCTGCGTCTTCTTACCGCTTAACATGTGTGCAATGTCCCAGGCGCGGCCATTGGTTAACCCAAGTAATTTTGGAATCACCTTAAATAACTCATACGCATTGTCTTTTTGGGCTTTGACTTTTGTTATACCTTCGTCGGATGGCTTCGGTTCGGGTTTTGGTTCGGGCTTGGGGTCTTTACCGTTGCCAATGTCCGTTATGCTATCGGCTTGTTGGTCGGAGATGGATTGAGGAACATAGGGTAAAAGCCGCGCGTCGGATTTATCCGACATAGTATTTTTCTTACTTATAGGGTTCTTATTAAAAGAGTTCTTATTAGTAGCTCTCTCTGAGCTAGGGGGGGTAGCTCTCTCTGAGCTAGGGGGTAGCTCTCTCTGAGCTAGGTCATGCTTAATCTGTTGCAAAACGGCTTGCTTTTGCGTCTCAGTTTCGGCTTTTGCATAGTCCGTATTGTAGGAATATATCCGATTGAGTTGTATCAAGTTGGCTTTACCTTTGCCTTGACTTTTTACAGTGATAAAACCTAGCTTTTTGAGTCCAGTTATCGCCCGTTTAACGCTGGCGACGCTTGTATGCGTTTCTTTTGCAATGGTGGCCTGAGATTTGAAGTATTTTGATCCTTGCCGGCCGATAGTTTGCACTACATTCGTATAGATAGCCAATTCGATAGGCGAAGTTTCCCGTTGTACAATGATAGGGATACGAGCGTAATAGTATAAAACTTCGTCGGTTCCATCTAATTCGTATGATTGATTCGTTGCCATGACTATTCTTCTCCTTCAAGGTCTGATGATTCTTCTACATCGGTTATTCCCTTCGTAAGATGTTCGGTGACGGTATCTATAAACTGGGTCTTGCCGGTTCCTGTGCTACAGGATATCAAGGTTAACTTACCCGTGATAAAACCGGTCACACTCTCGCCATGCCCGTTTAATGGTATTACGCCGTCACTTTTTTTTATCTCTGATAATTCCTTCTTTAGTGCTTCATTTTCTGCTAGTGTTCGCTCAAAACATTCTAGGATAACGTCAACAATATCAGGTTGTGTACTCCTGAGATTATGTCGTTTTTTAAATTCATGTAGGCTTTCTATATCATTGAGTAGCTCATCCAGCACGTCCAACGTCTGAACCATGTCGTTAAACTTGCTTTGAATGTCGCCATTCTTGTACTGTTTGGTATTACGGTGTTTGTCATACATAACTCAAATACTCCTTGAACTAAGAGGCTCTGGTTGCATGGAATAGGGGGTTGTGTTATACTTGGGGTACATATGAGAATATTCTCTGCGTTACCCCTATCCCGGCTTTGTGTTTGCGCACAGAGCCTTCACTTTTTATTTTGTTGTACCTCTCAGTATAACCTAAGTCCTTTTTTGACGCAACTATCTAATGGTGTTAGTTTTGGTCTTCAAACAAACTCGCAGGGTCAACACCTAACACGTTGCAGATAGCAATCATTTTACTAACCCGTAACCACGCATCACCGCGTTCCAGTTGGGATATGGTTTCCCGTCCATAGCCTAGTTGGTCCGCAATGTCCTTTTGCGTGTATCCGAGCGCTTTGCGCCGTTGTTTGAGTTTGGCAATGATGGTTTGCTCATTCATTCGCTATCCTCAAATAATGTCGCAGTTGAGCCCGTTGCCTCGTAAAATTCCCATACTTCCAGAATATGCTGAAACCCGTCAATCATTTGTTGTAGTTCTTGTTTGTTGATTACAAAACTAATCCCTAGCATTGGTGCACCGTCCCCCGTTGGGTGAATGTCAACCTTGACATATTCTCTTGTTAGCGGTCCTCGAACGCTCAGTTTCATCTTGTTAATATTGACAATGATGGCTTGCTCATTCATCGTCTTCACGTTCCTTCCATTGCTCATATGAATGATTCCAATCACTCAATTTGCGCGTGTATTCGATAGTCTGCGGTGTAGGCTGTATTATGTATTTAACATGCCATTGGCCGTACCAATAGAACAAACTCCGTATGATGTAACGCACGTTAGAATCGCGATATTCAAACCCGTGTACGATTGGCAACGGGGTCGGTCTACATTCCGAACATTCGCATAATTCGTTATGATTCATTATTGGCCTCAACTTCATACACTTTTACAAGATAGGTTTTGTACGGGGTAAACATGCCTTCGTTGTCCATTATTTGGAATAGACCTGATGCATAGTTCCCTCTAAAGGATGTTGTTAATTCACGCAATAACTTTGTCTTCGGCTTCGGTTCGTTACCGCGTATGTTCACGGCAATGTATCGTTCCAACCAGGCACAGGTCATAAAATTGTCACCGGCTGCCTTTAGCGCGTCAAGCGCGGTTTGCAAACCATATTCAGGATCATTGACAATGCCATTGAGCGTTTTAAGATGCGAGTATTTAATGACGGTCGGTTCTCCGTCTTCGGTATACAGCAACGGCCAACGGATGTTATCAGGCCATGTCCGCGATGTGTGTAGGTAGCTTTGTAGTGTCGCTGGTTTTTTGCCGGTCATGTCCGCTATCATTTTGATGTCATCTGGCGATGGATCCAATAGGTTTAATGTGTCGCCTATAGTCCATTGCGACAATTCGGCCTGTTCTAACAAATTCTCAATGACCAATTGCGCCGATTCAGTTAAATAGTCGCCGGCGTTTTGTAATTGGTGCATCACGTCTCTATGGTGTTTTGGCGTGTGGTGGTGTGTTTGTACCTGCGTCGGGGTTAATTCGCTATTTTGCGCGTTTTGGGATTCAATTTGGGTATTCATTCGTCGGTTGCTCCTATTATGTTTAGTGCCTGGTCGACGTTATAAACTTTTGGGACCTCATAACCGGTTTGCTCCAATATTTGGGCGTGTAATTTTCGCTGATAGGGAGTCAACCGTCCGCCTTTGTCTTTGACTTCCATCGCGTAGAGTTCGCCACGATAGAATACATATAGATCAATGTTCGTTTCAGCGACCACGACAGCCCCGACTTGAGTCAGGGCTTGAATTATCGCGGTCTCGTTTGCGTCTCGTTTTGCGGCGCGGCGGTGTTTACTCATTCACGACCTCTTTACGTGCGAGTAAATTAGCCTTGACGGTATCAAACCCGTGTTCGATGGGTTCAGCTCCAAATTCATCGGTGTATAACTTCATAGTATTAACGAGGTGGTTTTCGTGTTGGTATAGGAACCGTATATCAATATCATTTTTGATATGTTCCCATAGTGCACCCTTATTGGTCAATCGTTTTTCTAGCATCGTTTGCTCCCAATTTTTTGGTTCTATGGGTGCATCCGCTAAATAGTCGCCTTCGTCCATGTCGTGGAACGCGAACTGTGTTCCATAACCGGCATGAGCCAACGCGCGGCCAATAGCGGCGGTTTCGGCTTTCTCAATTTCACGACCGGCCCATTTTTGGCCTTTGCCCTCTCTAACGGTTGCGTGTCCCGTGGCTAGTGCTTTACCGTCAACTAATACCCACGCCTTTGCTATAATGAGGCTGCCAACCGCTTGTATCTCTGTCTCGATAATGCCGGTCGGTGCTTCTTGACGGAACATTAAAATTCGACCGTTAACTTGCAGGTAGTCCTTACCTGATAATTTTATCATGTAGGGTTGTAAATATTCGGGTACGATTGCCATTGTCTTATCCTTATCCTAAAATGGGATTTCGCCACCATTAGCCGGTGGTAAACTTTGGGCCGTGTTGCCGTCGCTCTTACTCAAAAATTGTACCGAAGTCGCGTTAAGGTCCAAACTGGCCGCGGCTTCTCCGTTGTTATTCATATAGGCGCGTGTGGATACGTTGCCGATAGCCATCACCTGCGAGCCTTTTTTTAGATAGGTGTTGCAGGCTTCCGCCGGTGGCCCGAAGATCGCCACACGATACCATGTTACGCGTTCCCGTTTCTCATTGCTTGCCTTGTCCGTCCAGGACTCAGAGACGGCCACACTAAAATTACAAACCGCTTTGCCGCTCTGCAAATACTTTAATTCAGGGTCGCCCCCTAAATTCCCTACAATGATTGTTTGGTGGTAGCTCATACGTTTGTATCCTTCCATATCATACCGATGCCCTGTGAGATAATACCGTGTTGCGCGGCCTTGTCTTTGAACCACTCATAAGCGGAATATTGGGCGCTATTCATACCCAACTCATTCAAAATAGCGCGTATAGATACATGGTCGCTGGTCAATTTGCGTATCATGTCGCGCTCGGATACATCCGGGTGTTGCTTGAGGTAATTCTTCCATTGCTGGCTGTACGTTTGTTTTTTTGGCATACTGCCTCCTATTGACTATCAATATACAATATTGTATCATATCTATAGTGATATTGCAATATAGAACAAATTAGAACACTACATTAGAGACAGTTGACAAGATACGTAACATGCTGTATACTGTAGGTATAAATAGGAGAAATTCTTCTCCAAACTAGCGCGAAAGCGCAGAAAGGTCTAACGACCATGACAACCTTACAAGCATTACCAATCTCAATCACTTACAAGTCTGCAAAGGCTTTTGACCAAATGGTCGGGAAAATTGCGCGGTCGTTGGGTGTTCAATCGCGGACAAATCGCCTTCGTGCCGAGGCTCTAATGCAAGTTTGGGGCGATTATTCTACTATTGATACAGTGGAATCAACCGGGTTGTATCTTAGTAAAAACTTTTCTCCGAACCTTCGTCGAGCGGTTTATGCAATTCAGTATGCAAATAACACTGGCCGCTTGCATACTTCAGCACAAACTATGATTGATAACTTGAGTGGTTATCAATACGCTAAAATGGTCATTAAGTTTGCCTTAATTGGCACAAACATTAATGACATCGTTCACTATCTTAATGGTAAGCAAGGGTTAGCTCTACCGGTGGCAAGTTAACCCACCAACCCACGACAACAACCCAAGCCCGGCTATGCTGGGATTTTGGGGTAACTGACGATAGAAAGGATAAGATAATGGAACGTAGACGCAAATTATCACGCGCGGAATATGAGGCGCGGAAAAGCAAGGCCGGCTTATTCTGCCGTGTCTGGCAGCTCGAAGTTGGCGATGTGATCGAGGTTACAGAATTAGAGACCTGGGAACATGCTTATGGACGGTCATCGGTACGTGTTGCCAAAAAACATACGATTTTAGCCGGTGACGATTTATTAACCCTCAAACCCGGTCAACAGTACGCGGACATTGCTATACTTGGCGGCCCAAAATATAAAGAATGGTGTATGGATCCCCTACGTCATGCCGATTACGTGCAATTCTCGAATAGATGGTTATGGAAAGAGGCTGAATAATGAAAAGCTATATAGAATTTGCAATGGTTCCAAAAGAAGAAGACCGCTCACTATGGAATGAATCGTGCCAGTTGTGTTTTGGTAAAGTCGATCTTGATAATGTGGATACTGATGATCTTGAGCAATGGCTACGCCATAGTATGCGTCATAGTGGTGTAAGCTCAAATGTAAATTTTACGGTTCGCACACAATCCCATTTTATCATGTTGATGCACGTATACGATTATCTCAATTCGCTTGGCCTAATCAGTGGCATGATTATGACCCAAAATATGATAAATTTTAATGAATTGCGGGAGATAGAATAATGAAACAAAAAATTAATGGTAAGACATACGATATTAAGCCGAACGCGGATCTATCAGGTGCGGATCTATCAGGTGCGTATCTATCAGGCGCGATTCTCACACGCGCGGATCTATCAGGCGCGGATCTCACAGGCGCGATTCTCACACGCGCGGATCTCTACCTGGCGAATCTATCAGGCGCGAATCTGGAACGTGCGTATCTATCAGGCGCGAATCTCTATCGTGCGGATCTCACAGGCGCGGATCTCACAGGCGCGAATCTGGAACGTGCGTATCTATCAGGCGCGAATCTCACACGCGCGGATCTCACAGGCGCGGATCTCACAGGCGCGGATCTCACAGGCGCGAATCTCACAGGCGCGAATCTATCAGGCGCGGATCTCACAGGCGCGAATCTCTATCGTGCGAATTTCTATGGTGCGAAAGGCATCCATTTGTTCTATATCGCGGGCATGTCTTCACGTAGTGATTACGTCTTTGCAGTAGAGCATACCGATATGCTGATGATTAAGGCCGGTTGCTTTTGGGGTACATACGCGGAGTTTCGCGCTAAAGTGATTGCAGAAAAAGGCGCGGATAGCATGTATGTTAGAGTCGGGTTAGTCGGTTTGGATGCATTGAACACATTCTTGTATGGGGAGGATAAGACATCATGACACGAGTCAACAATAGTTACAACATCACCGTGTATGATAACGACAATTTGATGCTACATCACGGCATTGAATTTTTGGACAACGAGACCGACGAACTAATTGAGGTTCGCAATTGGTCTTATATCAGTGAATGGCTTGACCTAAGCGAAGCATTTACGCCTAAAAATGAACATTGCGTAATTTACAATGTGGGCGCGATATTTAACGGTCGCGCGGTATACGGTCGTGACTATGCCATAGTGAGGTTATCATGACGGAATTAGAACGCTTAGAGTTAAAGATTACGCCTGAGATAAAGGATACGTTAGGCTGGTTAAAAAAAGAGCTTAATTGTCGTTCCAATAGCGAAGTGGTTAGGCTGGCTATTGTCAAACTGGCGTTGGATAGCGGTATCAAATTAGAAGACGACACGCCGGCTTGGGGTAGTGGGTTGAATAGAGAGGATAAGCCATCATGATAATTAACCTCAAAACTGTAGCTCAAGAAGCTATTCAGCAATGTGATGACTTCCCAGGGTTGCCAATGTTGATGGCTATCAATGACACCCGTCACCGGTTAACCGTTGCTGATAAATATACTCAGGAAGATGTGCTCTATCAGGTAGCACTAATGCGCGGCTCACGTCGGGGCAATTTAAACCGTAATTTTAGAATAGGGGAGTGGTAAAATGAAGGCTGAAAAGGTTCTAATTCCAATCGGGATTGCAGAAGATCCGACCTGGTGCAGGGCAATTTCTATAAACAATGATATGACTGTTCTCGACGTTAGTCAAAAGTTGACCATCGGCAATTTGAAGAACAGTGTTGGAGAGCGCCTAATGACATTACTCCTAGACGGCTATATATTACGTGTCGTTAGTGATAAGACCAACATGTTTATCGAGGCGGTGCATGAAGATTACCTTTTAGCAAACTATGATGCACAACAAGAAGGAGAGTAACTAGCATGATCGAGTTAAACGAAGAACAAGAAAACAAGTTTTTGATCGGTGTCGTTGAGGCGCGGGCCGCGTTGGTGGCAATATTGAATATCACGGCTGATGAAGAATATCGCGCGGACCTGCGGCAGGTGATCGCCAGCATTACCGACTTGCAAGACAAATATTCACCGCTGCCATTCTGATGCACATCTTATTCTGTTGTGGTCTGTGGTTGGTGGTATCCTTTGCCGGGTCGCTATTGATAGCAAAGTTTATCAAGGTTGGCAAGGGATAAACGCAAAACGCGCGACTAGCTGGGTAGTAGTCGCGCGTTTTATAGGATAAGGCGGGTAATGAATCCGCATTATCAGTCTAACAGATATTA